ATGCACTATCAAGACCGCGAGGCGCTTGAGATGTTCGCTGACTATCAGCGGGCGCAGAACCTCGCCGCCACCACGATCCGCAACCGACACAGCATTCTGACGACGCTCGCGAGCAGGGCCGGGAAGCTCGTCGATGTCGACGCGTTCTCGCTTCGCCGTCACGTCGGACGTGAAGGTGTCGGGGCGGGGACGCGACGGACCGAGCGGGGCGCCATCCTCGCGTTCTTCACGTTCCTCGCTGAGGAAGGGCTGCGGGAGGACAACCCGGCGTCGAGGCTCCCGAAGGTGCACGCACCGAAGGGCGAGCCCCGCCCCTTCACAGCGGAGCAGGTCACGGCGATGCTCGAGTCCGGCGCGTACACGAGGACCCGTGCGATGATCCTGCTCGGCGTCTATCAAGGGTTCCGCGTCGCGTCGATCTCGGCAGTTCACGGACGCGACGTCGACCAGATGACGCAGACGATCCGCGTCGTCGGGAAGGGCGGCAAGGAGCGGCGACTCCCCCTGCACCCGGTGATCGCCGATCTCGCGACGAGGATGCCGGTGGACGGATGGTGGTTCCCCGCACGCAAAGGTGACGGGCACGTTCGGCCCTCGTCGGTCACCGACCTGATCACGAAGGCGAAGCTGCGCGCCGGGATCACCGATCCGGAGCTGACACCGCACTCGCTGCGGCACGCGTTCGGGACTGACCTCGTCGAGGCCGGTGTCGACATCCGAGTCATCGCGGAGTTGATGATGCATGAATCGGTCGCGACGACGCAGATCTACACGCGGGTGAGTGAGCGGCTCCGCCGTGAGGGGATCGAGAAGCTCGAGGCGCGACCCGTCCCGTTGAGGTCAGGGCGACCCGCGACAGACAACTGGCGTCACCGGGACGCCGCATAGCCTGATCGTCCGTGTGCGCCTCATAGACGCACGAAAGGCCCCCACCCGCGCCGAGTGGCAGAGGTGGGGGCCTCACGTGGTGCTGACGCCGGTTGAAGAGCCGACGCGTAGCTCGCGCGGCCGGCGCTTGGCTATTCGGCAGGCGGGTTGTACTCGAGCTCGAAGCCGAGGTCGCCACGTTTCATGATCGGCATGAGCAACGGCGAGTTGAAGACCCGCATGGTGATGTCTGAGATCGACTGTCGTACGAACGGCAGAAGATGCATTAGCGCCACGCCGTTGATGAAGTCGCTCATCGCATCGGTGGATTCTGGACCGATCCGCCCGTCGGTCAGGTCGTACTGCGCATACACGACGCACCGGATCATTCCGATGGGGAGCGAGATTTCGGTTGCGAGCTGCGCCCTGAAACCTGCCATGTCATCGCGGAGTTTGATGCCGAGCTTGTAGTCCGGGAGCACTTCCGCGTGCTCGTCATCGACTGCGTCATCGATCCGCTCCGCGGAGAGGGCGACTGTCTCGATTGCTGTTAGTTCCGCCAAGTCGACGAGTTGATGAACCTCAGCGATAACGTCAGGAGCCAACGTTCACCCGGATCACGACAGGGCGGTTCGACCACTGCCACCTCGTGGGCTCGGGCATGGTCCAACCCTTCAGGCCGGAGGATTCGATAACGGTGTCGAACGCGTCGTCGGCAAAGCCGCAGCACGAGTCGACCACCGTGTGAGTGATCTCGGCGCCGACCGCCAGGGCGTACCGACGAATCGTGCTGAGAGTCGGGTTGGCGTCGTAGCGCTCGAACGCCGCGACCGTCGGTTGGCTAACGCCCATGCGCTCTGCGATGGTGTCCTGCGTCAGGTGATGCTTCTTGCGCATGGCGACAAGCTCTTCCATGAGCCTGTCGTGTGAGTCGACGAGGGAGTCGGCGAGCCCTTCCAGCTGTTCAGCGTTCAGGTTCATAGATCAAACTCTATAAACTTGGACCAGCCGACGCAATTCCCCAATTGGATGGTCGCCCGTGGTCATGCCAGCCGATCGCGGTACGGATGTGATTCTGCTGTTCCGCGTTGACGTCTGGCACGTCCAGTAGCTTCTCATGGGCGTGGTGTCCGATGAAGTGACCCGGCACGTTCACGGGCTCGGAGTGGTACATGCGTACGAGGACGTCTCGAAACGTCTGCTTCCCGTCCGCGCCTTGTTCGGTGACGGTGATGCCCTGCCAGCGGATTTCGTAGAGCGGCGGCGGGTTGTCGGTGTCGACCGGCTTCACCTCGTCTAGCGGTCGAAGCCCGCCGTTCTGTGCGCGCTGAATGCGCTTCTTAAACTCGCTCCGTGCCATCTGAGCATTGAATGGATTCCAGAGGCGTCCAGGGCGCGACACCGCCGCGAACAGAACATCGACCGCGGTCGCCACATCGTCACCAACGACGCACGTCGGAAATCCGTACCACCGAAAGATTGGCGTCCCCGGGCCACTGCAACGCGAGGGGGCACCATAACCGGTCACGGGATCAGATCTTACTGAAAGGTGCGGACACCTGGTCAGCCGCGAACTGACGACGGGTTTCGGGGGCGGCGGTCGACCCATAGAGCTGGTCGTCACGTGTCTGTGACGGGGCGTACGCTGGTTGCTCTCTCGGCCGGAGGAAGGAACCCCGGCCTTGACGAAGAACCGCCGCTACGAGGCGCACTACGACCGCCTCAACGACGCGCGCATCGCGCAGGCCGCGGAACGGTCAGCGCCCGTCACACTCCCGCCCGAGGCATGGGGACCGCGCGACGTCGTGTGGGTGCAACATCCAGTGCCGGTGTGGGCGTGGCTGCAATACGGTGACGCACCCGCCGAGAAGGTCGCGTGTCTCGCGCACGGGTGGAACGACCGGGTTGTCGTCGTGTCATGGGAAACAGGAGCGCTCGGGCGGACGGTGATTGTATGGCGGCAGGCGGTCACTCATCGGCGGTTGGTGAGCGGCCGCCGCGCTTTCGTCGAAGCCGACGAGCCTGGCAGCTGATCCGGTGCCCGAGTACGCTTCTGCGTCATGACGGTGGTCGCGTATGACATGTGGGTGTCCCGCATACGCTCGACCGGCGCCTTCCATCTTCCACTCGAGGATCTACCCGCACCACTGCCCGAGTTTCGTCGTGAACTTCGACGTGCCGCCAGGCACGCGGGGATGGCGCTGCGCACATCCGCGGAACGGGGCATGTTCCTCGCCTGGAACCCGGACCATGTCGTCACCGACGAACAACTGCGGGCTGCAGCGGATGCCGCCGCTCTGAGCGTCGGCATGACGCCCCGGTGTGCTGACTGCAGAACGGTTCTCCGGGAGCGCGGCCGCGGCTACGAGTGCCCGACGTGCGGGGTGACGTTCCTCCCCGGGCAGGTGTGACTGCTACGGAGCCTTCCGAGGATCATCGCCGCTGCCGAGGAGCCGACCCCTCGGCAGGCGGGATCATCAACGGTCCATGATCCGCCTCAGGGACCAGGCGGATCACACCCGTCATCGACGCCGTATCCATCAGCTCCTCAAGCCACTGCGGATTCAACGGGATGGGGTCAGGCGAGTCGGTCACGAAACGGAGCGCTATCGCAGGACTCACCCAGATCGATGTGCGACCACCGCCACCGTCCGGATCGTTCGCCCACGTCACCATGAACGACTCCCCCCGACGGAGCTTCGTCGTGATCACAACTTTCAAGTGCACCAGCGCACGGTCCTGAATCTCGACCGGAGCATCTCGGTCGTAGTAGATCTGGCCCATACGATCACCTACGCCTTCTCATCGGACTCGTCATGAGTGGACTCCGAGCTGCCCTGCTCCTCAAGCCGCTTCGACAACAGCACGATCAAGATCACCCCGAACGTGTCAGCGACCAGGCTGATGTTGTACTCCCACACGAACCAAATCCAGAAGTCCGCATAGTCCAACGGCTGACCATGCACGGTCTGCTCATCCACCCACACCGAGTGACCCGCCCACAGCGCAATGGCCGTCTGAACGGTGAGGATCACCGCGAGAGTGATCGACAGTCCATGCCGCTGCCAGACAGTGCCCTTGCGCGCGGCACCCCGGAGTTTGTACGCCATGAGGAAACCATCCACCCGGCCCCTGCCGCACCGCAAGACTCAACGACACCAGGCGCCATCCGCTACGATCCCGCGCTAGTAGTAGACGTCCTCGAGCGCCGCGGCAACCCGGCGCATCTCCGCCTCCGTGAGAGGCGCACCCGGCGACAAACGCGACGCACCCTTCAGCACCGAGAGCTCGACACTCCCATCCGAACGGTACAGGTGCTCGATAGTCGCGACCACGTCGTCGATCCCATCCACGGTGAGGGCTCGCATCTCCTCCGCGAAGCCGTCGGCGCTCACGCAGATGAGCGTACAGCGGCGTAAGCGACGGCTCCACAGGCGGCGGGGACTCCACACCCTCTGCCTTAGTAACAGATTCTTCTACTCAGACCGGAAACGGCACGAGACCCCATCCGTAGACGGGGCCTCGTGGTGCGCTGCCACTCGCGCTCTCACGCCCCCGAGGGGGCGATCGCGGGACTTGAACCCGCACCTCTGACGGCTGCTGCTTGCGCGCCGTGAAGTCTGCCGACAGATTAACACCCATGCCCGAGCAACGACAGATCATCGCACCGACCAGCATCACGGACTGGATCTACCTGGAATCTGTGCGAGACCTCCGCACGCGAGTCGAGCGGGTGAACGTCGAGACGCGATACGAGCTCATTGGCATCGCCGGGCTGCTGCGGAGGTTGCTCTTCGAGAAGCACAACCTCGCCCACTCCGCGGCCCGTGGCAGCGGTATCAAACTTACCTTTCCGGTGAATGAGTACCCCCGGCACGCACGTGACTTCACCGTGTCGCCTGGCGGTGACTGGATGCCCGTCCTCAGCACCTCAGGCCCCGCGCTTTATGCGCCGGGGGGAGCGCGTGTCTCACTCGCCCGATTTCAGAATGCCTGCGTCGGGGAGGTCTTCGGAGAGCCGCTCAAACTGGGCGACTTCGTGCGGCACTACGCGCACGTCGAAGGTGGCGTGCACGCGGGCCGCCCGGAAAGCGAGCTCGAGAACGTGCTACTCACACAGGCAACATGGTCGTTTACGACCAGCACATCGTTTCTCCGCACCCTCGCGTGGATCGGGCAAGTCGCGCTAGACGGATTGAGTGAACTCACGGAGATGGTTGAGAGCCGCTGGCGCGAGCCGCAAGAGGGCGCGGTGGTCGATGGCATCACTGCGGTGGTCTGGGTCGCGAACAGTGACTCGACCCCCCAGCCCTCCGCGGATGTCCTCGCCACCCTCAGGACTTACACGGAACAGCTGCCTCTCCCGGCACCACCCAACGACGAAAGCGCCGCTCCCAGCCGAGGCTGAGCGGGGGCCGCTGTCAAGCCGGCGCTCGTCCTGCGCGACTCGTGGTGAAGCAGTGACCGAAGCGAGCCCTCACGGGTACCCGGAATGGGCTCGCCGGCCTCTGGTAGGCGAATCCGCTCCTGATCCGCGGGGTCCCCCCTCGCCTAGCATGGCGGGATGCAGATCGATGGATTCCTCGCATCGCTTGTTCCCGCTCTCTGGATGACGGTCGCCATCCTCGCGGCTGGATACGCGCGGAGCCGCAACAGGTCAGCGTGGGCCTGGTTTCTGCTGACGTTCTTCCTTCTCCCGATCGCGGCCTTCCTCCTCGTGACGTGGCCCCCAGCAAACAACTCATCCGCGTCGACACCACCGCACGACTCCGCACCGTGACGATGAAAAGGAAGAAGCGCCCCTCCCCTAGCCGTAGCCAGGAGAGGGGCGCTTCGTGTCGGAAAGTGATCGTGTGGCCCCGGGCGGCCACGCATCCGGGGTGAACGGGGCGGTGATGTTGCCGGATGCTAGACCGGCGGGTCCGGCAACGGGCGAATCCTGACCGCTCACTGAGGGTGGATGATCCCGGGATGAGATCGCCCGACCCGCTCCCCGACTTCACGCTACGGGTCGTCCCCGACGTCCCCGGATGCGTTCGCATCGAAGCCGTCCGCCCCAACGGGCAAGTCGAGCAAGAACTGTTCTGCACGATCGAGCAGGCAGCCGAGCTCGCACCGGCACTCGCGGACCTGATCCCGCCATACCCCGCCTGAGACGTCGACAACCTTGTGTGGTACCAGGCGGTCGAACGTCAATGTCCGCCGGCGTACTCGTGTCGGAGGTCCGCGATACCTTGCAGATGTGGATGAGAAAGAGCTACGCCCCGCGACCCGGATGGGCCGCGAGGCGTAGTCTGTTACTTGAGTAGAAGCCACGCGATGAACATGACGAGCAACGGCTGCCTCAGCAGTTCGTTGATCTGAGCGAGGACGTTCTCTCGAGACGAAGGCCCATGCATAGGGTCTTCTCCTTCCGTATTGAGTTGTGAACCCCGGGGCGGCCACCTCGGGGTTCACAATTCTACGAAGCCCGTCCGACAGCGGGAGCGTTGCTGTTAGTTGTGGGCGGCGCGGCCAAACGACGAGAAGCGCCCTCTCCCCCGTCCTGAGACGAGAGAGAGGGCGCGCTCTGTTCTTCTAGATCGATGGCCGGGTCGGTGGGTATCGTATGCATCATGGACGGAGACCGGGAGACTGAGGTAACGCTCCCTCTGTCGTCTGTCCAAGAACTCGCCAAGTGGGCATTCGCCGCAGCATACTTCGACGGCATGGTGCCGCTCGATCGGCTACTAGACCTTCCGTCGGCCGGCGTCTTCGTACGCGAGATCGCGGCGCGCAACTCGGTTCGAGAGGGAACCGAGTTCCCTGCGTCATTCGCGACTCTATGAAGGAACGCTGATGGACGATCGTGCGGTCTTCTGCCGCGTGTACGACGACCTAGCCCAGCGAACCACCTCTCAGGACGAGTATGAGATCCTTCGAGCATCCGGGCTGATTCGGCAACTCCTTCTGGACGCGACACCCCTTGCGCACCGCGTGAATCGAACCCATCGGCTAGCTCTCCGCTTCCAAGTACTTCCAGCCAGCTTCGAGGTATCGGGCGCGGATCTTCCTGCCACGAGCAGCCCAACGCGCGTCCTGGCGCATTGGGTAAATCCAGCTGCCACCGCAGAGGGCAGATCCCGGACCGTCAATCTCTCGGAGTTCCTCGAGTTCAACTGTGTGGAGACGGGGAGCGAGCTCTACACGGTGCGCGACGTTATTCGCCTCTGCGCTCATAAGCTCGGCGGTGTGCACTACGACGACGTCATGAGCGCACGCGACGCGATCCTTGCAGAGATGCACACGACCTACCAGGTCGGCGCTGGTGGCGGCCTTATTGAACTCGTTCGCAGCATTGGCCAGGTAACGGTTCGAGGACTCCAGCCTCTATATGATCTCGCACGCTGACGCATCGCGACGTCAGTGGGCGGTTGCGATATCGTGCGCGTATGAGCGGTTGGGCATGCGTCTTCTGCGGTAGCACCTCGCAGCGCAGCAAGGAGCATGTACTCCGCAACAAGTTCTCGAGTCTTATCCGAGTCCCTGACGGTCCGATGAAGTTCAGTCGACTTCTCATCGACGGGACCAGAACCGTGAGTGAGCGACCTGTCGGCCCCTACGACATGACGGTCAACGATGTCTGTCGCCCCTGCAACCAGGGCTGGTTGAACGACCTAGAGAGCGAAGTCGAGACTCACGTCGTCGAGCTCGCAAGAGGCAAGCGAGTTTCGATCCCGCGCGAGGCCGAGACCAGCCTCGCGCTGTGGATGGTCACTAGAGCGTTGATGCGCACACTCATGGATTCGGGGACCGAAGCGCCCAGGCTCATCTTCCGACATGTCTACCGTCACCGCCAACCACTCCCGATGACTTTTGTGCATTGGGCGCATTGTGAGGATGCGGTGTTTCCTGGCGGGCGGAACAGCAACGCGGTCGTTGGATACAAGCTTCGACGGCCGATCACTGGAGATTCTCAGTTTGGTCCCGAGACCAGGATCAATCTTGTGAGCTTCGGTATTCGGCATCTCTTCTTCCAGGTCGGGCTCCATGGCGGTAGTCGCGCCTCCTCGACCAAGATCGGCGCAACGATGCTGCGGATAGAAGAGCGATACCCGCGCGCCTTCAGATTGATTCATCCGCAGTTCGACGATGCGCCTCGCAACGCGACCCACTTCCTAACCCGGGACGGCGCAGTTGCCGCCGGTGACGCTCTCGTTACGCACGGGAAGTCCCTCGCATAGGTCGCCTCCTCCTAGGTCAATCAAGGCACCCCTCGATGAACTCGACGACTTGGCGAGGCTGAGCCGCTGTCGAGTCGAGGTGATTGCCAACGTGCTGATACTCGTCGAGGCGCGGTGCGGCGGCGATCTTCCCGAGCCACGGGGTCGCGTTGATAGTCGACTTCACGGTCGTGTCTGATGGTGAGTGGAACACCTGCCACGGCAGGCCCGTGAACTCGGCGCTATCCGCCGCCATCGGGTTGTACGACGCTGCAGCGGTGACGAGCGCGGCGCGGTCGGCCGCACCGTAGGCGGTGAGGATGCCTGCCTGGTACGACGCCTGGTCGTCGTAGAACGCCAGGAGATCGAGCACCGCGTCGATGACGATCGCGGCTCGGACGTCGGCGACGACGTCGTGCCGGATGGCGTTCGCTGTCGCGAGGCCGCCCATCGACGCACCGATGAGGATCACGTCCGTGACGGGTCTGTACGCCTCGGCGAGGGTGCGAAGATTCGCGAGATCCGTCAGCGCGGTCGCGTTGCCCCACTGGTTACCGTACATGTTCGATGCTGCGAACATCCAGCCCTTCTGCGCGCACGCCCACGCGAGCGTGTTGCCGAAGTAGCGGGTCGCGAGCGAGAAGCTCGACTCGGTCTGCGCGTGGGGGTGGGACCACATGACGAGCACACCACTGTCGTCCCTCGGGTCTGGCAGCGTCAGGCGGCATTGCTGACCCGCGGAGTCGTTGACCGTCGCGAACGTGAGCCCACGATCCTGTGTACCGATGCTCATGCGATGCCCCACTTTTCCGCCAGTACCGCGGACAGGTCGGCGATCTCCGCGTGCGTCATGAATCCTTCGATCACGAAGCCCTCAGCGAAGTCACCGCCGCCGACGATGTTGCCTCCGTCCGAGCGGGAGAAGATCCCGAGTCCGGTCATCGAGTTCTGACCGACGAAGGTGTTCCCTCCGACGGCGTCGGTGAGGTAGCCGTCCACGTAGGCGAACGTCCCACGGGGGCTGAACACGGCGGCGAAGATGTGCAGCTCGTCGTCGCGCAGGAAGGGCCCGGCGCGGAAGGCGTTCGCGGTGCCGGCGCTGAGCCGCAGGTGCCCGTCGACGAGGTACATCTGCACCTGCGCGGTACTCAGCCCGGCGCCCAGGATCACCTGCGGGCTGCTGCCCGGGGTGGTGCTCGATAGCACCGACGCGACGGCGACGAGCACGAGCGGCTGTGTGACGGCCGTCTGCCCCCACTCGTTCCCGGACGTCGAACCGAAGCCGGGGCGCGTCGCGAACGCTCCCGCGCCGAACCGGAGCGCGTTGAGCCCATTGTGGGCGCCGACACGCAGAGTCGGCTTGGTGGTTGCGGTGGCGTCCTGCGCGTTCCCCGAGATGTCGGGGACGACGGTGATCGCCTGACCGTCGGTGCCCGTGATCACGGATGCGTCGAAGTGCGCGCGGATGCGTCGGGAGCCGCCCATGTCGGACGCTTCCTGCACCCACAATCCGTTCAGGCGGCGGCCGGTGCGATCCTTCATGGCGGCTTTCGCCATCGCCAGGGTTACTGCGTCGACCATCAGGCGACCTCCTCGATGCTGATCAGATTCCCGGCACCGTCGTACGTGTACTCGCGCGTCTTCCCGAGCCGGGTATCTGTCGCGACAGTCCCGTCCGCGTTGTACGTGTAGGTGGTGGTGATCGCCCCCTCGGTGACCGCCTCGACGTTCCCGTCGGTGTCGTACTCGATCAGCGTGTCCGGGGTGGCGAGAGCGATACCCGCCGCCGCGAGTTGAGCGGTCGAGACAGAGCCTGTGAGTCCGGCGATCTGCAGCACGGCGGGGACAGCGATTGATTCGCCCTGCGTGGTCGACGCCGGGATCATCCCGTCGAGGTCGATGATGCTGTCACCGGTCGGGAGGGGGAACGGTCCGACCGTGTACGTGCGGATCGTGCGCCCCGCCTGCTTGATCCGCACCGTTGCCGTGTACCGGTGTGAGAACGAATCCGGCACCGACACGTCGATCAGCGACCCGGTCTTCGCGTCACGCCACCCCGCCTGATCGGTCACCGGGAGAGCGAACAGCACCTCCGAACCGGCGGCGGACTCTTCCCGAGTCCCCACCTGCTCGAACCGGTACCCGGTCGCATCCCAGATCAGCGACTTCGACGACTCGATCAGTACGTCGACGACGAGCAGCTCGGACGACTCCACGCCGATCGCGCCACCCACCGACACCTGCCGGGTCGTCACGTAGTTCGGAAACGCCATGCTGCTGCTCCTTCATCACTCGGCAGACCACTCAGAACCGACCCACCGGACCGGCTCCACAGGAACCCACTCGCCATCAACCCAACCGACAGCCTCCACACCGATCGGATCGGAGAGAGTGGCCTCAGCGGTTCCCCATGCCGACGGCGCGTAGCCGCCAGGCGGGGCAGGCTCGCCGAGCGTCACGTCAGCGGTGCCCCATGCCGACGGACCCCACCCGCCCGGAGGTTCCGGGTCGGTGAGCGTCGCATCGGCGGTCCCCCACGCGGACGGGGCATGAACGACCGGGGTCGCGTACGGGTAGACCGGCGCCGACCACGCACCGTCGTGGGTCGCGTTGTAAGCGCGCACGCTGGCGTTGTACTCGGGGTTGTCGATCCACGACGACGCGGTCTCCGTGTACTCGTAGATGAACGGGCCGGTGCCGACGAGGGGCACGTCATCCTGCGTTCCCGCGAAGCCGGCACCGCGGTCCACAGTCCACCCGAGGATCGGAGACCCACCGTCACTCGCCGGCGCGTTCCACGTCAGGGTGATCGTATTCCCGACCCGAGTGAACGACAGCCCCACTGGGGCCGACGGCGCACCCGCGACGACGGGATCGGTAAGCGTCGCATCAGCGGTCCCCCACGCGGAGGGTGCGTCAACCACGGCCTACTCCGCGGGGTGCGCGCGGACACCAACCGTGTAGTTCCCCGCGCTGCGGCCGGTGATCGTGAACGGCGTACCCGCGTCAGCATCGACCGTCACGAACCCGGTCGCCTGACCGTGGCCCGTCGCGATCGCGAGCTCGACGCGATCCGCTGCCGGGTCGATATCGGTGATGGTCCCCGCGATCGACCCGTCCGATCCGCCGATCGTCGTCGGGTCGTTCTCCGCCGTGATCGTAACCGTCGGAGTATCGAGCGGTGTCGGCTCCGGCGCGTCCGCGACAGAGAAAGCTGCCGTGATCCTCTCCGAGTTCGACACCAGACCGGTGGAGCCATCCAGATAGGTGACCGGCGCCCAGGACGTGACGATGGCGTCTTCGAGGTATCCGATGAGCAGTGCGACCGAGACCCTCGTCGAGGTTCCCGGGGCGGACACTTGCTGATCGGTGACCGTGTCATCCGCCCAGGCGACCGAGTTGAGGTTGATCGCCGTGGCGCTCGAACCCTGATACGCCACCGAGTGCAGGAGCAGCTTCTGGCTCGACGGGAGCCCCGACAAGCCGGGAACCGCCACACCACTGTTCGGATGCCCCGTGACATCCGACGAGGCGATGTAGGTGGTGCCGGCGGGGAACTCGTACACAACGACCTGGATCGCCTGATCGGCCACCGTTCGGTTCGTGGTCAGCCCGGTTTCCGATCCGGATGCCGTCTTCGCCCACATGTAGTGCCCCGAGCCGCCCACGGCCGAGTCGAGCGGGGTCCACCCTGCGGGGGTCGACAGGACGGTCGGGGACGTTGCGAACGCGACCAGGTAGTTGCCCGCGGCCGGTGTGGGGAAAGCCAGGGTGGCTGCCGTCCCACCGGACGCGGCCTGTGCGACCGCGGTCCGCTTGATCCACTTAGCCATTTCGCTGCCTCTCTACCTCGATCTGTGGCCTCGGGTACAGGGAGTACGCCGGGACGACCGTGGTCTGGCTCGGGTAGTCGTCCCAAGCCACCTCCACGCCGTAGCTGTTCGCCTGCCCGGCGATGACGAGCCGGTCCGACACCGACACGACCTCGCCGGACAGCGCAGGGTGGGCCCCGAATAGGACCACGCGATCTTTCTCGTTCAGTCGACTGGACACCGATCCCCCTAGAACGTGACCGCAGCGGTCGTGTGGAACCGACGGTTCTCCGACTGGCTGTTGCCGGTGCCGGATGTGCTCCAGTCGGTGACGGGTCCGTAGAACCAGTCGTCGAACATGTTCCGCTTGACCTCGATGCCCGTGCCGCCAGCGCCGCCCAGGTACAGCAGCCACCCCGCGCCGAGGAAGATGTTCTCCTCGAGGGACGCGCCGGTCAGCGTGGACTGTCCCGCGAACACCGCCAGGCAGGAGGTGTCGGGTGAGTGGATCCAGTTCCGGTACAGGGTCAGATCGGTCGCCGAGCCCATCACCTGCAGGCCATCATTGTGCGGGTCGACGCCGCTGGTGTTGAGGTCGTGGATGTAGTTGTACTCCAGGGTGATCGGGCCGCCGGCGAGCTTCATGCCGTCGTAGCCGCCAGATACGTTGCAGTACCGGACGGTGGCGGATTGGCCACCCGTCAGAGCCAAGCCCGCGTCCGCGCCACCGACGAACGTGGAGTGCTCGACGAGGAGACCGGGGCAGTCTCGCCCATAGGTCTCGATGCCCCAGTAGCCCGCGTTGAAGATGCAGTCGACGAAGGTGATGTTCGCCGCGTTCGGCAGCACCAGACTGTTGAAGATCCGGCCGGAGATCGTCTGACCGGGGGTCGAGAACACGTGGCTGCCGGTGTGGACGATCAGGTCTTCCTCGTCGATGCGGCACCCCGTGTTGGCCTGGTACCACGCCTCGAGCGGGTCGTAGCCGACGTCGAGGACCGTCGCGGTGAACGACCGTGAGCCGTTCCCGAAGGTGTTCCCGAGTTGCAGCGTCGCTGTGAACTCCCCCGCTGCCGAGCACACGCCGGTCACACGCGCCACCCCGGACAGGAGTCCAAAGGCGAGCCCCGTGGGGAGCGCGCCAGCGGTGACCGCGGCCGACGTCGCCGTGCTGCCGGTGTACGCGATGACCTCGTTCACCGACTGGCCGATGGAGAACGGGCCGAGCGTCGACGTCTGGATCGAGGGTGCCGTGCCCGTGGGCGGCGGCGAGGTCGAGCCCGCCTCTGCCCAGGTCGAAGAGACCTCGTCCCACACCACGAGCGGAGTCATGACGCCGGGATCCTCCACCCGATGTGCGTCTTCCCGTCGTCTTCCGGCGTCGGCTCGCTGCCGACCTCGAAGATGCCGTGGAAGACGACACCGGCGGCGGCTTCAGCTTCGGCGGCCGCGGCGACAGCGGCGGCACGCGCGGTCTCTGCCGCCTCCGCCGCCAGCTCTGAGAGATACCGCGAAGCGATCGCCTCAGCAACGGTGTCGGGATCCAGGCCCACGGCCTGCACCAGCCAGTACAGGCTGTTGTGCTCGGTGACGAGGGTCCCCGACCGCACCTTCACCTGGAAGACGTCGCCGACCGTCTTGAACTGCGGGTACACGCCATCGGGCGACGCGACCAGCTTCGCCAACGGCAGACCGTTCACGTCGGTGATCGCGATCGGCGTGAGCATCTCCGTGTCCGACGCGGCGAACACATCCGCCTGCGCATTGGGAACAATCCCACCCGTCGGACTCAGCGCGATCAGCTGGGGGAAGAAGTCGTCGAGCGCCATCGGGAGCCCTCCTGTCCTGGGAGCGAGCGATTACGAGGGAGGTGGTTCAGCCGCGCGAGAAGCGGTAGACGCCGTCGGCGTCCCGACTCATCGGCACAGCGGGCTCGTTCGGGATCACGTAGACACCGATGCCGGCGAACGCGGCCACAGCGATCTGCAGCCATTCGGTCGTGGTGATGCCATCGGTAAGGAACGACTGCAGTGCGACGAGAGCGGCCACGACGAACGTCACGATGACCTTCAGGTAGCGGCCGACACCCTCGGGCAGATTCGGCACGAGGTAGACGGTGATCGCGCCGACTCCGAAGATGCCGACGTTCACGAGCTCGTCCGTCGTGAGCACCTCGTCCGCGAGAGCGGTGACGAGCACGCCGACGACGGCGAGAGCGATGTACAGCAGGGACTTGGCGTAATGCGTGATGTTCATGGGTCGGTCCTTCCGGGTCCGGGATTCCAGTTCGATGGCGGGATCTCCCCGCCGCCAGTTGCGCCACAGCACGAAGACGAGGCGCCAGATCGTGACCGCGACGGAGATGTACACGGCGATGCGCACCCACTCGCGGCCGGGGTACTCGAACCCGGCCACTCGCGCGATGGTGTTGTTGACGAACACGCGATCAGCGACCACACGAAGTACATGAGCGATCGACCGGCCGCCGTCTTCCGCCAGTTGAAGAACGACGCGTACGAGATCGCGAACACGACCGCGCCGACGGCCGCGCCCACCATGATCAGATCGCCCGCGAGATAGGTGAACTCGCTCATGCCGTCCTCCTCGTGAACGTGATCGCGATGTCCTCGCCGAAGTGATTCAGCTGGCGTCGAGCTGCGAGCTCGGCCGTCAACTGAGATACGTCGAACCCGCGAAGCAGAGTGTTCTTGTGCGCTTCGGATGCCTGCGCGCGGACCTCGCGCGCCTCGCCGATGTCATCGGGGACGTCTACCGGGCACGAGTCGGCCCGCGGGCGCCGCTTGAAGATGCCCATCACCCACCCCCCAGGGGTTCGGTGGTTCCGAGACTTCGTGGAGACGCCTCACGGAGGACGTCCTGGATGACCGCGTTCGTCTGCACGAGCGTGTCGACCTGAGAATCCTTCCGGTCGACGACCGCCTGCAGTTCGAGGGCGGCCGCTTTCCACTCGTCCCCTCGCGCATTCGCGTCCACGGTGCGCTGATTCGCGGCGGCGAGCTCACGGTCGTGCTGCGCCTTCGGGATCAGCCAGCCGCGGACGAGTGACACCAGCACGAGCACCACGAACCCGACGAGCGCGCCGCCGATGGTGATGTCCCCCCAGTTCGGGAGAGAGAAGCCGCCGTCCGTGTCCGCAGCGAGCGGGGCGGTGATCTGTGCCGCCATCATGACCGCCCAGATCACCGTCTCCGCACGCATCAGGCGTCCTCGGCCGGGGTCTCCTCGTCTCCGGCCTGCATCGCATCCGCGACAGCCTGGTCCGGGTCAGTCGGGACCATCGTGCCGTCGTCCACGATCGACAGGTCACGTCCGCCTGCCTCCATGAGATCGGACACGAGCAGACGGATCGCAGCGCCCGAGAGAGTCGTCGCCTGGCGTCCGCCGTTGCGCTCCTTGTAGAGCCGCGCCGTAGCAAGGTCGCGGATGCGGACGAAGTCGCCGTTCTCGAGCACGTAGATCCACAGGTTCACCCCTGGGCGCATCTCGCCGTGCTTGTAGAAGCTCGTCGACCCGGATGCGGCAAGCAGAACGGGCGCGAGCGCCTCCTGCAACTGCCGACGCTGGGTGTCGTTCTGCGCGTCGAGGAGACGCTTCAACTCGGCTTCGGTTGCCATGTCAAACCAGTCCTTCGGAGGTTCGGTCGGCGCGGGTGTGGACCCGCCGCCTGATGGTGTGCCCGCGCCGACGACGCGGTAGGGGGTGAAGAATCGCCAGAACCCGGCGGTCGAGGCCCACCCCGCGACCTCGACGTGAAGGTGCGGGCCGGTGGAGAACAGGCCCAGGGAGCCGACGTAGCCGAGGTCCGTGCCCTCCCAGACGCGGTCGCCGCGGCGCCGGAGAGGTGTCATGAAGTCCATGTGGCAGTAGCCGACGTTGGGCCCACGTTGGAACGCATTCGGGCCGTCGTACTGCACCCAGATCGTGTGCCCAGGACGGGGACCGTAGTCGATCGACGACACATAACCAGTGCCCGATGCACGGAAGATCGTGCCTCGCGACTGGGGGAAATCGACACCGGAGTGACCGGGGTAGGTGTACGGGTTGCCGAAGGGGATCGGAAGCATGGCGCGTCTCCTCACACAGGGAAGTCGACGTACACGCCGTACTGACCGCCGCTGACCATTGCGTTGCCAGGGATGCCGCGCTGGGCGTTGACCAGCCCGGTCGTGTCGATGGTTCCGAAGAACGGCACATCGCTGGACATGCCGCGGATCTCCGCAAGTCCATCCGTCGTCGGTCGCCACCCGGACGGGAGACGGATGACGTTCACGAGACCGAACGAGCCGTCGGGCGAGATGCCGATGTTGTGCGTGCATCGCACGACCACTTGACCCGTCACCCTCCCGCTCATGCGGCGCAGCCGGTACCGGACGAGGGTGAAGTACGGGCCCGTGTTGATCGTCATCCCGTCGGTAACGTCACCCGTGTCGCCGACTCGGTCCTGCACCCACACAGCCGATCCCGAGCCATCGAGGGACCGCATCCATAGGGTGTCGCCGATGAGCAGCTGAGTTCCGACGCCCGTGAGGTACGTGCGGACCAGCGAGTCGACAGCGGCCGCTCCGCCTGCACGAGGGAACACGCGAAGATCCACGATCTCCTGCACCGCCGACTGCCCCGCCTGCACCCGTGCAAGGGCGACCGGCTGCTCGTCGACCGTCCCCGGGTTCACCGCGCGTGCCGGGATGACCTTCGCCGAACCACCCGGGACCACGACGAACTCCGTCACCTTTGTCGCCCATGTCCGCCGCGCGACGATCAGATCCCACCGCGACCCCGTCGGGACAGACCCGAGCGTGACAGACTCCTGCGCTGACGACTCATCGAGGACGCCCTTGCCCCAGCCGGAACCAGCCGAAAGCAGCACCTGTCGGGTGCCGGGGCCGATCGTCGGACGCCAGTGTGCAGGGTCGAGAACGCCGTACTCCGATCCTGCCGCGAACGGAACGAGATTCGACCACTGCGCCGCCTCAATAGTCCCGGCATACCCGATGCTGGTGATCGTCATCTGCTCCTCCTCTGTTCGCGAAGACCTCGCGCGAGTGACGCGATCTGCATGGAGAGGCGAGAACTGACGGACAGTTCAAGCTCGCCGATTCGTGGAACCACGACGAAGCCCTCAGTGGGAGTGGACTGGACCGAGACGCCAGCGATCGGCTGAGTCATGTCGACCGTGGCGGGCTCGTCCCCCTCGGCTTCACCGATCAGCACACGGACACGATCGCCAAGCCGATATGTGAGAGCATCCGGGTTCGTCGACTTCCCGAACCAGAACCGCTCCGTCTCGATGAGACTCGCGTTCAGCCCCGTCTTCGCCGCACCACGAGCGAGCACCTCGCGGCCTGCGTCATCCATCTCGTCCGGATCCGTGGTGTTCCCCGCATCTACGAACGCCTCCGCGACGAAGCCCCACTCGGCCTCAGCCGCGGCGTCGATGAGACGACGGAACATCCGTGAGGCGCCGGAACCCCCACCGCCGATGACTACACGCGTGACCGTCGGCGCCGTGCGACTGAACGTGTACTCGTCGAGCACACCCGAATCGGGAGTCAGAGTGCCCGGCACATCTTCCGCGGACCTGAGATCGAAGACCGGAGCCGGTTCATAGCTCAGCACCGGCAGAAGGTCGTCGCGCTCCCACAGCGGGGCCAGCTTGTCGCCGAGCGGATCGAAGCGGGTCATGACCCGGGCAGTCGTCCCCCGCCCGAGCGAAGGGGACACATCCCACCCCGCTCCGATTCGGGTGACGGCCGCGGTGAGCATTGTCTTCGTCACCGTCTCCGACGGTCCCGAGTACCGCCCGTATTCGACCGCCTGCGACCCGACAGCGGCCGAAGGGTTCGGCCATCCTTGCCACAGCCACAATTGCCGGATGTCGTCCTCCACCGTGCACGTGACGGTTCCGCTCGGGCCCGTGCCCTCACGGATCTTCACCGGGCCCCGAGTGTGTTCCTCCTCGCGGAAACGGACTGCGACTCGCGATTGCGGAGCCGCGAGATCCGAGAGCGCTTCGTCGTCGTCGTCGAGTGTGAACACCGAGGTGTGAATGCCACGAGTGACGAGCTCGACATTGCCGAAGCCGACGAACTGTCGCCGGAACTCGGCACCCTGGTAGACGACGAACTCGAGTTCATCCATGTTGGGCTACCTCTCAGAACGCACGGAAGTACAGCGGGGTGATCCGTGCGCGAATGTCACCCGACCCAGTCGCCGCTACCGTCACAGGCACAGCAGACCCCGGCGGGATCGGTGCGTACGACTGAAGACCCAGCGACCGAGTCACGTCCTCCGTCGGCACGAACGGCTGACCCTCGTCGGGAATCGGACCGAGCTTCGCCGACGGCGACCGTGGATCCGTGTCGATACGGAGCATCGACCCTTCGGCCACCGGGAACGGCACCGAAATGACCGATGCCCCCACACCGAAGACGACGTCGTCCAGAGACCCGGACGTGCCCCTCGCCTCCCAGACCGACCACGCCGGGACATCCCCCGGGTTCTCCATCACCGCGCTCCCGAGAGTGGACGACTCAGAGATGTGAAGTGGCGGGCCTCCACCGGGCGGGAAGAACGGCACCGGCTCGGACCCGATCCACGGCCCGGCGGTGATCTCTTCGCCCTCCCAATAGGGCTGAGCCGCCTCCAATGCGATCCCGTACTTCGCCCACCCGAACAGCGCAGGATCGCGATCGTACGCATGGCTCTCGTTGAACACGCCCGTCAGCCGAAGCCTCCGAGTCTCGGTCTCCGCACGCACAGTCCACGTCCCGACCCGATCAGGGTGGACCGTGTCGAAGAACGCATCCTGACGTTCGATCCACCCCGCCGACGAGTCGCTCCACACGAGGACTGGCCAGATGACATCGCGAGCCCGCGCCCGCCACCCACGCAGCCTGTGCCCAGGCATCGCCCGAGACTGAGAAACGAACCGCTCGACCTCCGGATTGTGGAGACCCACCAGCCCTTCCCCCGACAGAACAACGCCGCCGGCCGCATCGCTGAAGTCCCACACTGAGCCGTCGTACCCGTGCCACTGGAGCGTCATGCCGACCCACTGGTTTGCTGGCAGCGGCGGCGCGAACGCCGGCATGCTCAGGATCAGTGGGGTCGACATCACGTAACCTCCGAGGTCGTGGCAAGACCGGTGCGAGCGATCTCAAGCCGCATCCGACGGTCGAACACGCTGCTGAGCTCTTCCGGCGTCATCGCGAACTGCCCGTGGAACTGGTATGTCGGCCCAGCCTGAACGGCCGTGTGCGACCCCTGGAACGCCATCTGTGGTGGGGCCGACTCCCACATGCCCAGACGTGACCCGGCCTCCCAGACGATCCCCTGATTGCGCTCACGATCCGACGGCTTGCCCGAGATGTACGCCTCCCAGATCGTCTCCGGCTCAGCGAACTTATGGATCGACTCCGCTCGCGCCGCATAGATGCCGGACGCGAAGCCGCCCGTGTCGAACGCCTTCACCTTCGTCCCGCCACCGGCGTAGTCGAAGAAGTTGCCGCGCGCCGACGCGAACCGGCCGATTTGCGGGATGTTCGTCCCGTCAGTGACGACCCGGATCGGGGCGTACCGCGGTCGCACGAGATCGTTCAGCGCGTTCTCGACCAGATCGACACCGCTGAGAGCGACTTCGATTGCCTTGTTGTCCGGGACATTGTTGACCGCCGTGGCGACACCCTCCAACGCACCCACGACCTCGCCCGCGGCCCCGAGATTCGCATCGGCCCACTGCTCCGCCTGCGTGCGGTCGAGCCCCTTCGCTTCCAACATGCGGATGATGGCCTCACGGCCCTCCCCGTACTTCGCCTTCGCCTCATCGAGCGTGCCGTTGTTCTGGATGATCGACGCCGCCGCAACGCGGTGCGCTTCCTCGACATCCCGGATGGAGTCACGGAAAGCGATCGACGCGTCATCCGTCCCAGCGAGCGTGACGCCCTCCTGCTCGGCAGCCTCCGTCAGATCGTTCAGCGACCCGTACGCGCGATCGAGAGCGTCGCCCATGTTGATCGCCGAATCGCCGACATCCGACAGTGCCTTCGACAGGGTGTCGAGCTTGTCCGTAGCGTCCTCGGTGGCCGCAGCCATCCAGTCGATCTCGCTCGTCGCGTCCGATGCTGCCGAGCCCATCTCGCCCGAGGCCTCGGCCGTGCTCTTGAGCGCCTTCTCTTTCTGCGCTGCGGACCTCGCCGCCTCAGCCAGCGAAGCCGACTCGCCGGACACAGCCTCGGTCAGAGTCCGCACCCATGACTCGTACGCCTCGTAGTCGTCCTGAGACCCGGTGTGAGCCTTCCCGGCCTCCTCGACCTGGCGGCGGAGTTCGTCGATCGCCTCCGCGGATCCGAGTGCAGCGTCGGTGACGAGGTCGTAGGAGATCCCGAGCTTGTCTGCGGCGTCGAACGCCGACGACGTCTCCCACCAGAGGACCGCGTCGCGCATCGCCAGCTGCTCCACGACTGCCTCGCGGGTCGCCTTCGTGATCCGCTGCGTCCCCGACTCGAGCGTGTCCTCGTAGGCCTGCGCCTTCGCACGTGCCTCTGCCTGCGCCGTGGCGAGAGCCGCGACTACAGCGATGACAGCCGTCAGACCGACCGTCACTCCCCCGGCTGCGAGCGAAAGCCCCCTCATGGAGAAGCCTGCGGCAGAGGTGATGGCCTTGAACTCCGCGATCCGAGGTGTTGCTACGAGCGCGGCGCCGCCGACGAGACCGACTGCGGCCGCCGCGATACCGAAGTAGAGCGCGGACTGCTGGACGGGCTCGGGCAGGGCGGTGAAGATGTCGACCGCGCCGGTCGCGATCTGGACGAGCGAGCGGAGCGCGTCGTTCGCGCCCGAACCGGACTGGATGAGCGCGGTGTCGAGCGCGCCACCGAGGGCCTCCACGTCACCGGCGAGATTGTCGAGACGGATCCGTGCGGTCTCGGCCGCGTACCCGGTGTCGTCGACAGCCTCGATCCAGTCCCGGATACCGTCCTCGCCCTCCGTGTAGAGCACGTTCGCTGCGCGCACGGCATCGGACCCGAAGATCGTCGCCAGCGCCGCATTCCGCTGCTCCGGGGTGAGTCGCTTGAGGGACTGTTCGAGGTTGCCCGCGAACTCCGCCAGCCCGATGAAGTTGCCCGACGCGTTGTACGCCGAGATACCGAGCCGCTCCATCTCCCGGCGAGCGACGTCGGACTGAGGGGTCAAGCGCTGCAGCATCGACTTGAACGACGTACCAGCATCCGACCCGAGCAGACCCTGCGCAGCGAACGCCGACAGACCAGCCGTGGTCTCCTCGATCGACAGCCCCGTCGACTTCGCGACCTGACCACCCTGCGCGAGCGCCTGGGCCAGCTGCGACACGTCACCCATCGCCTTGCCCGCACCCGCGGCGAGAAGATCCGCCACATGGGACATGTCCCGGCCTTCGAGGTTGAACGTCTTCAGCGCAGTCGCTGCGATACCGGCAGCATCCGCGACGCCCAGGCCACCCGCAGCGGCGAGATCGAGCGCCGCGTCGAGACCACCCGAGAGGATGTCCTCCGTCGACACGCCCGCCTTCGCGAGCTCCTCGATCGCGCCAGCGGCCTCCGTCGCCGAGAACACCGTCCGCGCGCCAGCCTCGAGCGCAGCGTCGCGGAGCAGGTTCATGTTCGACGCGGTCTCATGCGTCGCCGCCTGCACGTACGACATCTGCTGGTCGAACTCGGAGAACTTCGACACCGCCAGGCCCACACCCAGAGCCGCAGCAGACCCGAACCCAATCGCCGAAGCGCCCAGCTGGCTGAAAGCCGCCTTCTTCTGGTTGAGCTTGTCGATCTCCGACCCGACGCGCGCCGTCTTCTGCGCGACCTGATCGATGCCGGAGAAGTAGCCCTGCGCCTGGAGGATGAGGGAGACCTTGACGGTGCGGTCAGCCATGAGCACCTCCGTCGAGTCAGGTGAGGCGCTACACTCGCGCCATGCGATACGTGGGGGTGTTGGCTCTGGGGGCCGTGCTCGTCCTGCTCGCCGGATGCGCGGGGACGTCGGCGACGGAGACGCCAGAGGACGACTTCGTTCGCGCAGTCAGCGAGAAGACACCGGCACTGCTGGACCGCGGATCCCGTGAAGACCTCATCGACCTCGGCCGCACGATCTGCAGCAGCCTCGACGAAGGTGTGCCCGCATCCGAGCTCGCCGACGGGTTCGTGGACCTCGGATGGAGCATTGCCGAAGCGGGCACCGCGGTAGTCCAGTCAGCGAAGGTGCTCTGCCCCGATCACGCCGGGAAGGTCTCCTAACGCTCGACGCGTACGGCGGAGAATTTACGGGCGCGGCTGTAGTTCTCCCCCGACCACTTCTCAAGCTTCTCTTCGCTCTCGACCGCGTCGTCGTACCAGTCCCGGAGCACCCGCGGCAGGTACATGTACTTGCCGGCCGGGTTGTCCGGGTCCGCATCTGGCGACATCGTTTCTTCGAGAGGTAGCCCGTGATGTCCGAGACCATCCTCGTATTCGCGGAGTGCAGCGAGCAGGTTGTACTGCTCGGCGTCGTACTCCGGCTCGCGGGTTACTCGGACCCGGCGGCGCCCCTCTTCGTCGAAGTCTTCGATGTGGACTTCTTCCGGTTCCCAGCCCCAGAGCCGACGGGGCGCGACGCCGAGTTCGACGGCGATGCGGAGATCCCGAAGGAGTCGCGGGTCGTCGCGGAGTCGCGCTCTAAAAAACCGATGTCCGTGCCGCCGACCTCACGGTTCACCTCGATGACTGCCCGCGCGATGCGATCGTGCTCGCCGTCGGTGATCGTCTTGTCGATCTCGTCCCACTCGGCCGACGTCATGTCGTGGACCTCTCCCCTCTCGTCCACGTACTCACCGGTCTCGCGGGCCACGTACATGAAGAACTTCGACGAGTCGAATGTCTCCTGCTTGCCCTTCCGCGGGGGGCACGCGAGAAGGAACGAGTTGTAGCGGGTTCGGTCGACGCCGGTGATCCGGATGATGATGGACGCCGCACGGATTCGCGCTTCGACGTCGTCGACCGCGTCACGCGCAGCCTTCAGGCGCGGGTTGCCGCCGGCCATGCGCTCGTCATTGGCCTGCTGCTCGTTCTTCGTCTGGTTGTACACCGAGGCCACCTGCGCCATCGCCTTGTCGCGCTCGGTCAGAAGATTCAGGTCGAGGCAGATCGGGACGTCCTTCGTGGGCATCACACGCTGCTCGAGACGGTTGAGGAGGTTCGACATCACGGGTTCCTTTCACGGGCACGGGAGACACGGGGAAAGCCTGGGTGCCCTGCCCGTGTACAGGGCACCCAGGGGTGTGAGAGAGCAGGCGGCCGTTCCGAAGCCCCGGCCGGTAACCTCGCGGTGGCAGACCGTCACCCGCGCTCTCAGTCGGGGGCGTAGTTACGAGCCGGCGACCAGCTGCTTGAAGCTGGTCCACTCGCCGCGGATGAACGCCTTCTGAGCGATCCGGTCGACCGCGTTGTCCTCGACGGCGACCACGTTCTGCATGCCCATGATCACGGGCACCGCCTCGTACCAGTCGCCGACCGAGAACTCTTCCTCGTCCTGGTCGATCTGGAGGAAGTGGACGAGGATCAGCGACGTTCCCTCTTCGAGAGCGGTCCGCGCGACGTCGTCCGTCGGGGTGCCGAGGTTGAACGTGTACTGCAGCTGCAGCGTGCGGGTCTTCGTGCCGGGGAGCTCGAAGTCCTGCGCGGAGCAGTAGCGGCCATCCTGGATGGTGGCCTGTTCACCGGTCGCCTGCCACCCGTTGGAACGGGTCAGGTAGCAGGAGATGTTGTCCGACGAGGCGGCGTCGACCTCGGCCTTCGTGATCGCTTCGATGTTGGCGACCGTCGGGATGGCGACGACCCGTCGTGTGCCCATGCTGGGCACGGCGGCAGGAAGAGTGAGCATGGTGCTCCTTTCGTGGTGTGCCCAATCGGGGCAGGGGGTGGGTTACGACGGATCTCCGTCGGACGCCGCGGCAGGATCACCGTCGGACTTCTGAGAGCGCTTCGATGCCGCCGTGGGGCGGACACTCTTCACGTTCGGCTTCGGCTCCCGCGGCCGCGACACATCCGGGTAGCGGTCCGACTTGAGCGGCTCGTGCTTCTTCGGGTCGACCTTGTGCGCGAGCACGTCGTACTCGTGCCCCGTCGCCTTGTCCTTCACCCGCGTGTACTTCGTGACAGCCATGAACGGCCCCTCCTATCTGGGGATCGACCGGAGCGTGTACCGGTCGATCGCGATGAACTTCACCGGGTCGACGTCAGGATCCTTCCGGACCGGCTGCGTCCCAGCGCTTGCGATGCGCCAGCACCGGCGCCCGTCGATGCTCGGCACCCAGCCGAGCAGCAGAGACCTCGAACGATCCGAAGCCCACACCGCCGCCCATCGGCTCCGTCCTACGCTGTGGAGCGTGAACGTGACCTCGACCGGTCCTGGTGTGTCTGTGTAGTCGTGCGCCTCGTAGAAGCCGGTGTCGTGCCACACGTTGACGTGCCGCTCGGGATCGCCCGTAACGTCCCCGTCGAACACGTCAGCGGCGAGCTCGACGTCCGATCGGAGCCGTGCGAACACCGCCTCCACATGCAGTTCAACGAGGTCGCTGGGGATCACAGCCCAACCGCCTTCAGCGCGGCATCGTTCGCCTTCTGGATGCCCACCTCGAGATCCGCCTCGTGCGCCTGCAGCGCACCATGCATGATGCCCTGCGGCGCATTGTTCACCGACCCGTACTCGATCAAGTTGCCGAGCGCACCCTGCGCGCGATCCTTGTCCGGACCGATCTCAAGCTCGATGTCGTACGCGCCGCCGCCGCCGACGAACGCGCCCAACGCTCCCCCACCAGCCGCCATGCCCACGAAGTCATAGGTGATCGACCATGGGAACGCCGGCGCATGAGACATCCCCGCAGCGTTCTCCCGGGCGGTGTCGCGGACCTTCGTGCCCGTCACCTCCACCGCTGCCCGAAGGTGCGGAGCAGCCTCCCGAGGAAGCCGTCGAACGTCCGCCGACAGGGTCGCGAAGTCAGGCGACTCCACCCGGATCTCGTCCGACATGAGTGAACACCTCCACTGGGAGTCGGCGCGACGTCGAGTGCGTCTGCTCGTGCACGCCCGCGATGCGGAACCGTGTGCCGACGATGCCTGCATCGTCCGGGTTCGCCGTGATGCTGCCCTCGTCATCGACCTGGACCGCCGCCGACGATCCCTCCGTGATGTCGGGATGCTCACCGATCGGTAGGCCGACCGTGGGAGCTTGCTCAACCGAACGCTGGCCGCCGGCGTCGAGGTCTCGTGGTTGAGCGTTGCCGAACCGGACGCGCGCGGGGCCGGCGTACACGGTTGCCCACGACGACGTCACCTTGCCCGTCTCCTTGTTCCGGGTCTCGCCCGTCTTGCGTCGGATGAGCACCGTCGAGTCCATCAGCGACTCCGCGAGCGCACGACCCGCGGCGAGCACCTGCACCGCCGGCCTCATGTCTGCCCCAGACGAATCGAGAACGCACCACGCCGGCGCCTGAACTTCGGCAACAGCCTCGCCACGCCATCCGCAGAGATCACCGAGGCCACACCGTTCGACGCGTCAGGGTCACGGCGCCTCGTCTGCACGAAGTCGTCGATCCGCTCCGTCTCCTCCGCCCACCCGTCCGGGTTGCGGAGGCTCTCACGGACAACGTCAGCCACGATCCCGGCGTAGAGCGTCCCCCACTCGGCCACCTGCTCAGGCGTCTCCCATCCCGCTGTGCCCGCAACGGGAGTCCCAGTGAAGCCGTGGAGGCGAAGCTCGCTACGAAGCTCCGCCTCCACGATCGCGATACGCGCGGCCGCGACGTTCGCCTCGTCGTCAGTGAGTGGCCTCCACAGGTTCTCGACGTCAGAGGGAGTCACATCCGGCCACGCCATCGGTCACTCCACCGGGATGTTCGCGCCCTTGAGCGCCTCGATGATGTCGGCCTTCTTCGCGTCGCCCGGGATCTCGATCTGCATGCCCGCCTTCTCAGCGGCCGCGGTCGCGTAGGCGTGCCATGCGGCATCACCCGAACCACGGCCCGACTGGGGCGGGATGCCGAGATCTTCGGAGGAGGCGTCCTCCGGCTCTGCGGCGTGCGCCGTCAGAAGCGGAACACCGAGCCGCTCGGCGACCGCAGCCAGGATCTCTTCCGGCGAAGCGCCGGAGTCGACCGCCTGCTGCAGCGGATCGGTGTAGGGGACCGATTCGACGATTCCCATGCCGCGGTGCTTCCACGGCGGCGTCTGGTCGGCGGGATCGCCATCCTCGACCGCGTGTCCGCCGACGAAGTATCCCTTCGGGATCTTCTCGCCCGCAGTGAGATGGACGAACTGCTCTGCCTGATTGACCGCGAGGACGCTGCCCTCGAGATCCTTCCGAACCTTGGCCATGATGGCTCCTTTCGTGACGGTGGGGAGCCAGCCGAAGCCGACTCCCCACCGGTCAGAGATGGGTCAGGACAGAACCGTCGCGGCGAGCGACAGATCCGCGTTGGCGAGGACGGGCAGGTTGATCGAGTCCCCGACGACCTCGGCGATCATCGGGGGCTTCTCTCCCCGGTAGACGCCGGTCACGATGCCGGGCTGCTCGGACTCCTCGATGCCGTAGCTCTCGTCCGTGGAAGTCAGCGTCTGACCCCAGAACGTCGCACCGAGCTCCGTGCCCTCCCAGTCCGACGTCTCCACCGGAGCAGGGAGCAGGAAGAGCTTGCGGTCGTCGAGAACCCGACCAGCCTTCGTGCGCCGGTTGTAGATGTAGATGTCGGGAAGACCAGCACCGCTGACGACGCGCCGGGTCTCCTCCTCCGTGCCGGGCCGCGAACCGCCGCCGACGAGAAGAGTCCGGAACTGCGTCCCGGTCGCGAGTGCACGCCACACCCGACGCGGCATCAGGATCGCTCCCGGTGCGGCGCCGTTGCTGTCGATGTACGTCTCCTGGATCTGCTCGAGGAATGCGATGCGGTCCGCATCGACGTCCGACCAGAGCGTGCCCGCCGTCACGTCGTGCGAGACGGAACGACCGAAGCTGTCGGCCGATGCGAGCTCGGGGATCGTCGCGATGCCCGTGTTCAGCACCACACCGCGCAGGCGCTCTGCGCGGTCGGCGATCGCACGGCCCACACGACGCGCAGTCGTGAGGATCGAGCGGCGCACGGTCTCGTCGGCGGCGCGACGGTTCCGCAGCTGCGTGTACTCGTCGACGATCTGCGTCTCCGACAGAGCGGGGAGCTCGATCACGACGCGCTGGCCGCCCTCGTTCTTCCCGATGTTCGGCTCGGCGTCGTACGCGCGGTACTGCGCCTCTGCGACCAGACCATTGCGGCCCTTGCGGAAGCGGACGACGATGTCGTCCACCTCACGGTTCGGGAGCCAGCGAGCGAGTGTCCCCTGCTGCGCCTCGTAGTCCTCGAGGGACGCGCGGACGTAGCCGGTGAGCTCGGCCGGGTCGATGATGTCGGTCCAAAGTGCCATGACTTAGTCCCTTCCCCTCAGACGTAGAGGATGTTCGAGCCGTTCTTCGCCGCGATGGGAGCGACGAAGGCGGACCATGCGGACAGGATGGCGGCGACGCGGGACGCGATGACGCGGCCGTGGTCGAACACCGGGACTCCGAAGTCGGAGGTGCCCACGACCTTCTGGTCGGTGAGCAGGTGCCCGGCGAGAACGCCGGCGCCCGTCGTCGTGCCGACCGTGATGTCGTACGGGACCATGAGACCGCCGACCTTCGCGAGCGGCGTGCCCGAGGGGATGTACCCGTCGGGGTAGTGCGTGTTGGCGGTGAAGGCGGAGATATCGAGGATCTCGGTGCGCGCGTTCCGAAGACCGTGCGTCGATCCGAGCCACGACTGATCGCCGCTGCCGAACGACTCCGTGCGGAGCTTGGGCATGGGTCAGTCCTTTCCAGATGACTTCTTCTTGTGGGTTTCGTGGTAGAGGTCCCGCCCCGACGAGACGCTGCCGCCCGTCGCGTTCGCATCCCGACTCCCCTGCCCGGGGATGGGACGCCGCCCCTTCGAGTCGGTCGACTCGATCTCCTTGGAGTTCTCGTCGACCCACTTCTTCAGCGCGCCCGTGTCGACGGTCTTGCCGTCTTCCTTCACGAACTGCTTCCGGTCGAGGTTGAAGAGCTTCGACGCCGCGTAGGTTCGGCCTTCGAGCGCCTTGTCGAGGCCGTCGTTCACTCGCTCGAGAGCGAGTTCCAGGCGTTCGGCCGCGAGTGCCTCGTTGATGCGCTTGTCGACGTCGTCGCCGGATACGGCGCCCTCGTGGGCGTTCGCCTTGCCCTCGCCGTCGCCCTTGGGCTTCGGCTCCTGGGTGAGCTTCCGACGTTCGTCTTCCCGCGCACTGCGCTCGGCGCGTGCGACTCGACTCGCGATGATGCGGTCGAGCTCTTCCTGAGAACTCGGCGGCGTGAACTCGGATCCTCCGTCGCCGGAGCCTCCGTCGCCACCCTCACCGTCTCCATCGCCACCTTCACCGTCGACCGGCGCGAAGTAGCGCAGGAACGGCCGGTAGAAGTGGGAAGCCGAGGAAACTCCGAGCTGTCCGAATGCGTTGCGCTTCATGGGGGTTGTGACCTTCCGCTTACGGCCCGTCGGCCTCCGTTTATGGCCCGTCGGCCGTACCGCGAGACGCTCGCGTAGCGCTGCCACCGGGATCGGTGGGAAGTGTGTGAGGCGGCGCCCGTAGACCGGGGAAGTTGTCGGCGGACGCCGCCACGTCAGAGGAGCCCGAGGGCACGCGCCAGACGGCGCACAGACTCAGGAGTGCCGCGCTCCCCCAGCCGAGCCACCTGACGGGCAAGTGCGCGCTCGAGCTCCGCGATGCGCGCCGGAGTCGCCGGGATCGACGCCGCATTGACGTCCGCGCTGCTCAGACCCACCCCGCGAGGGACGTTGCCGGTGCGTCGCGCGTACTGCAGTCGGTAGTGCGCGTCGAAAAGGTCGCGTTCCGCGGCCGTCATCGTGGCCCGGTTGAGGGGGTCGCGCACGCCGGTCGACGCCGCGTCGAAACGAGACGCGCGCGCTGTGGTCACCGTGGTCCCGCCGATCGTCACCGTGCCACGGCCGCGACCAGCGGCCAGGACCTGTGCGTCCGTGCGAGCGCCCGGCGACAACTCCGGGAGCACCTGACCTCGGTCGAGGATGTAGCCCTCTTCGCGCATCATCCGGATCGCGTTGGTGCGCGTGCCGGCGCGGCGGTAGATGTCGTCGACCGTGAGTCGACTGGGCGTCCCGTAGATGCGGGCGCCGCGCGCCGTGGCCAGCCCCCGCTGGTTGATGTTCACCACCCGGAAGATGTCAGCCCCGTCACGGATCGCGCGTGCCTCGATGCGCCCGAAGGTACGTTCCTGCTGTTCGGCGCTCATCGACCGGAACATCAGGTACGGGTCTGTGCGCTCGTCGCCGACGACGTTCTCCGCGCCGGGGATGTGTTGGCAGTCGCACCGCGGATGCCGAAGGAACCCCTCGTTCCACCGGAACCACTTCCCCGCGAGGATGATGCACCTGCTGCACGACGGCGGGTTCAGCATCCGCACATACCCGTTGAGACGCGGCCGCTGACCGATATCCGCGGCATACACCTCGCGGCGGGTGTCCGCCATGAGCGTCAGCGAAGCCATCGACAGCCAGCGACCCGACTGAGCGAGCGCCTCGTCCGACGTCGCCCCGCGACCCACCGCGACCTTCGCGCCGACCACAGCCTCATCGAGGAGACCAGCGACGCTGCGCCCGTCCGGAGCGCTGCTCAGGAACCGGTCTACAGACAGCGCACCGACCGCATCGTCGACCTGATTCGTCTCGGCGAGCACCGCGGCGGTGTAGCCGACCGCGTTCACCGCCGCAGCGCGTCGACCGAGTTCCACCATCGACAGCATCTCCGGGCGGATCCGCGACCACGACTCGTCGAAGTCGTCACCCATCCGGCGCCACAGTTGACTCACCGCGGCCGCCGTCGTCGTCGAGATGCCCTGCTGGATCCGGTACTGCTCAGACGCCGCCTGCAGCATCGGTCAGACTCCTTCGCGCGGCGTCGATCTGCGGATCCGTCCGCGCCGCCTCGTCCCAGTCCTGCATCCGGTCCTGCGCGATCTCGGTGTAGCCGAGGTCTTCCCGCGCCTGCTCGATCGGGACGATCGAACGGCCCGTGTTGTCCTTCGCCTGGACGAGCTTGACGATCGCATCCGCCTTCTGCGCGACCGTCGGAGTCGACGGATCACGCCACAGCACCTCGATGTTGCGCGCGCCGGCGTCCTCATCACGGCCGAGCTCCAAGAGAACGAGACGCTGTACCGTCTCCCACCCGGTGGAGAGGGTGGTCTGCTTGCGTTCGGCGCGCTTGACCAGCTGTGCTTCGGACGCCCGGATCGCGTCGGCCGACGGCGGGTTGTCGCCCTGGAAGAGCAGGTACGTGCCAGGGAGCCCGAGCTCCGTCGCGATGATCTGCATGAGCAGCTTGATCGTGCCGTGGAAGTTCTGCAGGTCCGCCTCGGGGAACTGCCCGAACTTCGCCTTCTCGTTTGTGGTCCCCCACATGCGACCAGCGATCATCGAGAAGGTGTCGAGTGCCTTCCCGGTCGCCTCATCGACGAAGTCTTCCTCGTTGAGTCCCGTGCCCCATCGCCGCGGGAGCGCGTGGAACTCGCCGGAGACCATCATGTCCGAGGCCATCTTGTTCAGCGCGTCGAGCGGGCTGATGACGGGGTGGAACACCGACCGTCCGAGGCGCTGGTCGAACTTCGCCGGCCGCGCGCGCCCGAGGACGCGCGGGTCGTTCATAAGCGGGACGAGCGAACAGATGCCGAAGTCGTGAGTGTCGGTCTCTTCCTCGACCCAGTCGCCCGCCTTCTGCCGCCATGTGCGCGAGCCGTCCTGGTGGAGGAACGTCATCCAGCGGGTCTTGTCGAGGTCCGTCCACCGCTTGATGCCGTGCTTGACGCGCTTCGTGCGCGGGTCGGTCTCGTGGATCGCGTCGAAGGGAGACTCGATCGTCACCACGGGTGCGTCGTCGTCAGACTCGGCAGGGCCGACCATCGCGTATCCGCGGGCCAGCGCGAGCCCTTCACGGTGCACCTGCTGGGAGATGAACGCGCCCTGGTTCTCCTCCCACACGTCCTCGACCTCGTCGTCCGCGGTGCGGCTCCTGCGGCGGTTCCCGATCCGGAACCCCTCGATGTCCAGCCGATTGTCGTAGACGTCGACCGCGAACAGCGCCAGATTCAGCACGATCGGCGAGAGCCGATAGCCCATCTCGCGCTCCAGGATCGGAGCGACGAACCGCAGCGGCTGCTCACCCTCGAAGTACAGGTCGTTCTTCTCGAGCGGCTTCTTCTCCCGCGAAAGTGCCCGGGACAGCCGGAGCGCCTCGTCGAGTTCGGTCACGACCGGCCTCCTAACTGCTGCGCCAGACGCGCACCTTCGCTCGTGGTTTCGGGGGCGTCCAACCGTCGGCGAGCGAGTCGCGCACCGCGGCGTTCGCGAGGATCGAGCACATCGCGAGGTCGATCTTCTGCGTCTCGTTCGGCTTCGCCAGGATGTACTTCTGACCCGGCTTCGCGACCTTCTTCGCGTTGCCCATGTGCGCCGTGGTGAAGGGACACCCGTCGTGCGTGATCAACCCCTCACGAAGGTCAGCCTCGAACCGACGGATCTCCGGGTACATGCGGTTGACCGAGTTCGTCGGCCACTCGATGACCTTCTCCTCGCCATGCTTCTCCGCCCACCGCTCACCGTCGGTCGTCCAGTCCTCCGGGTCAAAGTAGAACCGGGCCACCACGAACCGCTTGAACAGTTCCGCGAGCGCCATGTCGACCTCGCCGTGCGGGATCCGGTCGCCGTGCTCGCGCGGATTCCAGATCGTCGGCGTGTCCGGCGTCGGCCCCCACCGCGGCGTGAAGCTGAACCCCGTCATCGTCTGCGCGCGAATCGCGGTCCAGTCGTTATTCACGCTGCCGTCGAACCCGAGGCAGATCGCAGTTCCGTCCGGCGGGTTAGGCAACCAACGCTGCTGGCTTGGCATATGCGCCCTCCCAGAGCCCATCCGGCAGCCACGTGCCCATGCCGCGCACCAGCTTGTTGCCGTAGAACCGTTCAGCCTGCGCCGGATCCTGCTCGAGGAGCTCGAACGCCTCCGCCTCGATCGAGTCGAGGTCGACGTGCGACGCGCCGAAGTAGACGTACGCGTGGATCTTCCGCCGGTCGCGCTTGTTCTTGTACGACAGGTTCGCCGGCGGCTGCCGATAGAAGCGGAAGATGTCCTTCGCGCGTGACTCGTACGTCGACCGGGCCGTTGACTCCTCGGCCGGATCCCACGTGTTCGTGAGCTCGATGCCGCGGCCGCCCATGCCCGACGTGCCTCGACGCATCGTCTGCGCCGTGCCCATCAGACCATTCGTCTTCGTGTAGATCCCCGTCTCGTCCTGCACAAACCCGGTCGTCGGGTTACCGAGTCGCGACGACTCCGCCGACGTCACCTTCTCGATCACGCCGTCGTCACCGATACGCATGAACTTCTCGCCCACACGGACACGCTCCGCGAGCGGCCCGCGGTTGATCATCGCCTGCAACGGACGCCAGGTGTTGTTCACCTGATCCTCCGACGTCGCCATCAGCTGGATCAGCGGCGTCGGCCACGGCATGCCCATCGGCTCGCCGACCTCGTACTCGTAGACGAAGCCGCACATGCACCCGTAGCGGGCGCAGTCGTACACCTCGCCGGGCTCCTCAGCCCACCCGGCGAACAAATCGGGCCCGAGCGCCATCACCGCAGTCGACCCGGCACCCCACGGTGACTTGCCGTACTTCTGCGGGCCGACGATCAGCGACCGCCGATTGACGAACGCCTGGTTCTTGATCGGATCTTCCGGACGCCACGGCGTCTCCGGACGCACCCGCGCGTGATTCGCGGTGCACCACAGCTGCCAGTCCGACAGCACAAACGGCTGCCCCTTCTTGAACCCATCCGGGATCGGCAGGTGCCAAGCCATCCAATCGGCCTGTAAGTATCCGAGCGTCGGCCACGCGATCTCGAACTCAGGTGTCTGCTCCGACATTCGGCAACGCCCTCAGCCTTCCTCGCGCCGACGGCACCTCGCGCTTCGCGGCCGCCGGAGTCTTCGCGGCGACCGTCGGCGACGGCGTCGGGTTCACCGAGATCCGGAACCCCGCCCGCAGCAGCGCAGCATGCGACAGCAGCAGATCGTTCTCCTGCCGCAACAGCAGGCCACGAATCGCAGCCGTCGCACCGGGAGCCTCAGCCTCGACCGACGTCCGGACATACATCGCCACCTGACGATGCGAACCCTGCTCCTCCCACACGATCGCCTGCGGCCGCTTCCACATCGCCCGCCACACCGTCGTCTCACGCGTGCTCGCCTTCGACAACGGCCACGCCGGCGCCGCACCCTTTCGCTCCTTCGGCAACGTCCGGATCGCACCGGACTCAATCCGAATCGCCTCCGCCAGCGACGAAGGATCCGGCGGACGCCCCGCACCAGTCCGAGCCCCACCCCTAGGCATCGTCGACCTCGACCATCCAGATCGCCCACCGGCGAAGCCAGTCCAAGAGCCGATCGCACGCCTTCACCCACACCCCGTCGACTCGATAGTCCCGATGCCGCATCAACTGACGGTCGACCCACATCGGCGTCGCCCATCGCCCGAACCATCGGAGTTCGATCACCGGGTCACCCACGATCTCACGCAGAGTCCAGCGAGCCACTGTGACCACCTCCCACCGGCGAGCGGATCACGCCCCCAGAAGTCTGAAACTGAGCACAGTGCTCAGAGCGCCCAATTCCGGTCGGTGGCGCAATCGCACAACTGCCAAGCCACACACCACCAGAGCACCCAGAAAGCCAACCCTCAACCCCGGCGAGCACCCCACCAGCCCGAAGTCTTTGATTCCGGCGAGCACGGCAGCCACCTCCCCGTCGGTCCGGTGGGGTTGGTGTGTTGGGGGTGTCCCCCCACCCCCTGTGGGCGTGGTGGGGCGGGGTCGGTGGGGTGGTCGTGGTCGGCTGTGTGGGGCTGTGTGCGTGCGTGTCGCGGTGTGCGTGCGTTGGGCGCGCTTCGGCGCGTGTGGGTGCGTGTGTGGGGCTTCTACGGTTCCTGTGGGGGAATGGGTGGGATTGGCGCCGGTTGGGTGGTGGTTCTCTCCCTTCCCCGGACGCGGATTCAGCGGTTAGGGAGCCGTGGCAGCCGACGAGATCGCACCGGGGATCAGCTTCACGTCCGTGTCGGTGTAGGTCTGGTCGCTCACCCAGCGGCGGGGTTGAGTGAGGTAGGTGAGGAGGTCGGCCTGCTGCTCGTCGGTGAGGGTGAGTGCACCTGGTGCGACGAGGGTGCCGTGGTGTCCGATGATCGACACGGCTCCTGTCTCGTGCTTGAGCGCGGTGAGGAAGAGTCCGTCGTCCCATACTTCGTCGTCGGCGATCTGGTCGAGGATGAGGATGAACGGGATCTGCTCGTACTCTCCGACCTTGACGGGCGGGAGGGGGAGGATCTGGATGCGTGCCATGAGGATGTGCCTTCTCTTCGTTCTCCGGACGCCGGTTAGCGTCCGTGTGCTGCGCGGCCGCCTTCGGAGCGGTTGCAGGCTTGGTGCTCTGGGCCGCGGTAGCCGCGTCGGTCCTCGGTGTGCCCGAGATCCCACGGGTCGCCGCGGCGGATGGTGCGGCCGCACTTCGGGTTCGCGCAGCGCACGGTGCCGGTAGCGACTCGTGGTGCCCATGCGGCGCGGAGTCGGTCGTGCTCGGCGTCATAGCCGCGTTGCTGGCGTGTGCCGCGAGCTTGCTCTCTTGCGCGCTCGTGGACTGTGCAGCGGCTTGTCCGGGTGAGGGTGGGGCATCCGGGTTCGATGCAGACCTTCACTCGTTCTGCGCCTCGTCGATACGGGCGATCGCCTCATGGAGCAGTCCGCGTTGCGTGTACCCGGGGAGGCTGTCCGTCGTGTCGACGAAGGTGCCGTGCTGTCCGTCGCTGGTCAGCGTCCCCAGCACGATTGTCCAGACGCCGAGCATGTCGCCCGGCGCTTCGTCTGCGAGGTGATCCCGAAGTGCCTGCTCGACGCGTTCGCGGGTCTCAGCACTCACGATGACCTCCTAGTCGTACGCGAGTCCGACCGTGTCATCGCAGCAGTCCTGCGCGACGGAGCGGGTGGCCCACCGTTGACCGCAGTCGGCGCACTCGTAGGGTGTCGGGTCAGGTGCGGGGTCGTGGTGGAAGGTGGCGGCGGCCTTGTCGTTCGCTCCCATGGTTCACCTCGACTCCGCCGGAGAAGATGATCGTGAACGATGCTGCGATCACTGACCCGATCGCGAAAGCGTCGATGAAGGATCGAAGGCCCAGCGCGTGCAGGACGGTGCGTGCCCGTTGATGCTCAGCTGTGAGCGTGAAGCGCAGTCTCATCGGCGGAGGAGGTAGAGCGCGGTCAGGATCTCGGCTGTTGACGTGAGTCCCCAGCCCTTGGGTTTCTCAGCCGACCAGGGGCGGGTTGGTGTCTTCGGAGGCTTCACGTGCGGGATGCCGGCGCGCTTGCGTTCCTTGCGTGCTCTGGTGCCCATCGTGTTGCTCCCGTCTTCGGGTGTGGCGCACGGGTCGGGGTGAGCGGCGGACCTCCCAGTACGCTCGCTCACCCCGCCCGTCCGCGCACTCTCAGCGCGGGATTGTGGGCCACCCGAAAGGCCCGCTCGACCGGGGCTTGCCGCTGACGAAGCGATCTGCCCGGGAGTGTGTGGGGGCCGGGTGAGCTCCTCAACTCACCCGGCCCGTGACCGGCACCGGGGGGTTCGCCGGTCGTTGCCCTTGCCGCGCTGCACAGCGGCGGCGAGCGGCACAGGCTCGCGGGCATGATCGAGCCCCCGGAGGCTTACGCCTGTCGGGGGCTCGGGGACAGAAGTCCTGATCTTGAAGGTAAGGGGTGACAGTACTCGTTGCGCAAATCAATCTTGCGGCGTGTCGGCTTCTCGTTCTCGTCGTCGTGCCCGAAGTCGGTACTGCTGTGGTGGCCAATTCGTCATGCGCTCCCGCCACCATGCGAGGAGTACTTCGATGTGGACTTCGCGTCGCCCATCGTGGAGGCGGGTGGGCATCCCGTTGCGCCGCCACCTCCGGATCGTTCTCAGGGAGCGATCTACTCGGCGGGCGGCTTGCCTCAGAGTCAGCCAGTTGTCATCCAGCGCCCTCCCCTTCGGTCGGCTCGAGTTCCCACAGGTGGAGCGTGCGCGGGTGGATGTCGATCCACTCAGCGCGGGGCGGGAGGAGCATGGCCATGCGTGCGCGGTCGGGGATGAAGCGGTACCGTGCGTCGGTGATCTCGTCCCACGAAGGGAGGCGAGAGGTATGCGACACAGAGAGATGCCACCGGTCTCCGTCCTTCGAGCGCAGTGCACGCACTTGACCGTCCCCCGACGTCGCGTTCCAGGCCCCGACGCCCGGCAGACCCTTCATGGGTCCCGTGTCGACTGCCTCCCACTGCGGAGTGGCGTCGTGTCGTGATCCTGGAGCGGCAGTACCGAATGCGTTCATGATGCGTTCGCGATATCGAGGAGGACGTCAGCGTGGCAGGGCATGTCGGCTGGACACCAGCAGGCGAGGTCACGGCCTGCGAGCTCGGCGCGTATTTCGGCAGGCCCGTACCCGTTGGCGTGTGAATGGACGTCCCGCTCGAAGCCCTGCACGGCCCACATGGTCGCCGCGGCTTCGGACTCGGCGTGCTGCTGGACGATCCCGTCGTGCGGTGTGGAGACTCCCCAGCACATTCCGCCCAGCGAGCAGCCGACTCGGACAACTCGCCACCTGTTGCCCCACCTTGTCGAGCGGTCGACGCGCACGGCTTCGGGGTTGTCTGCTCGCCACGGACGCTGCCTGCTCATCTGGATCCGCTTCGGGGCGTCGCGCGTGACTTCTCGGGCGGCAGTACTGGCGTTCAGGTCGGACATGAGCAGGCTCCATTCAGCGCGATCTCGCAGAAACACTCCGCGCACACGGGCCGCGGCTTCACCTCAGCCGGAGGCAGGCACCCCGCGTGCACCAGCTGGTCATCGACGTACTCCACGGCGTCGCCGGGAGCGATCCGGACGTCGCACAGCGGCGACGCGCACGCTCCGCCGTACCGGGCGGTGAAGGTGCTCATGCGACCATCTCCGGCAGATCCCGGTCCAGATCGACACCGCCGACGCCAGCGATGATCGAGTGGCATTCCCGGCATCGGACGATCAGGGGCCCGACGTCAGGGATGTCGACCTCGACCGCCTTCTCGAAGCAGATGTCGCACTCCCGTGCCCTGACCACCGTCGGACGCGGAGGGATGAGACCCGCGACCCGCCTGTACCGGGCGATCTGGAACACGATGTCGTCGTGATACGCGACGGCGGCGGGGAGCGTGGCGATTTGCTTCCCCCACCGGATCAGCCACTCCACGACCTCGCTCGTCGCTCGGCCAGCGTCCTCCGCCGACAGCGACGACGACATGCCCAGACTGTTCCGGCCCGTCTCGAACTGACGCCACACCGCGGCCGGCGCCGATACGGCCGCGGCACCGCCGAGCGCTTCCGCGTGCGACGTCGCCCAGTCGACGAGGATCCCGAAGAACACGTCGGCCTCCGGCGCCACCGTCTCGAGGAACGGGATCATCTGTTCCTTCGTGCCGCCGACGCGTCCCTCGTACCCTGCCGCCTTGATCGGCAGCATCGTGGTGCGCAGCGCGACGACGATCTTCGGTGCCTCACCGAGCCGGTACCGGATCCGCCAGTAGCAGGAGCCGCAGAGGTCGCCGTGGCGGGCGGGCTTCGAGTGCTCCATGCCCTCGTCGTCGGTGAAGGTGCACCCGCGGATGCATGGCTTCTCCGGCGCCAGGGTGTCGGGGGCGAAGATTGCCCGGAGCAGACGCTCCTCCGGGGCTTCGTGTCTGCGTCCCATGTCAGAACTGCTCGTCCTGTGATGAACGCGCCGCCCACTGGTCGGAAGCGGTCCGCGTGTCCGACGCGCCGCCCGCGCGCGTGACCTGAGCCGTCGCGTAACGGAGCGAGGGGCCGATCTCATCGACCTCGAGCTCGATCGCGGTGCGGTTGTTGCCCTCGCGATCCTGGTAGCTGCGCTGCTTGAGTTTCCCGATCGCGATGACCCGGGTGCCCTTCTTCAAGCTGCTGGCGACGTTCTCCCCCGCCTGACCCCACAGGGAGAAGCGGAGGAACAGCGCCTCCTCGTCCTTCCACTCGTTCGCCTGCCGGTCGAAGCTCCGCGGTGTGCTCGCGATCGTTCCATTCGCAACCGCCCTGCCGTTCTGCGTGTACCGGAGTTCGACGTCGGCGGTGAGATTGCCGACGACGGTGATGATGGTGTCGTTCATGGTGCCCTCTTTCAGATGATCTGTTCGTAGGTCTGGTACTTCGATAGGACTCGTGCGAACTGTCCCTGGAACACCAGCGACACGTCACCGGTCTGCCCTTGACGGTTCTTGCCGACGATGACTTTCAGTTCGTCAGCGGCGGCCCTGACGGGCTTGCGGTGGAGGAGGATGACGACGTCGGCATCGTTCGCGATCTGCCCCGACTCGCGCAGGTCGTTCAGGGTCGGTTCGGCTCTCTTCTGCCCCGCCTGGCCTCGACGCAGCTGCGACAGTGCGATCACCGGCACCTTCCACTGCTGTGCGGCGAGCTTCAGCGCCCGGGAGAACCCGGCGACCTCCTGCTGACGGTTCTCCACCGGGCCCGGCGAGGTGAGAAGTTGAAGGTAGTCGACGATCACGACCGGGTTCCGTTTGAACCGGCGTGCCATCGCCCTCACCTTCGATTTGATCTGCGGGATAGTCGACACCTCCTCGGATGACACGACGACGAGCGGCAACGCCTCGATCTCGGCACGGTGAGCGTTCAGTGCCGCCCACTCCGTCTTCCCGAGTTGGTGCCGGTTGATCGCACCGAGGAACACCTGGCCGGTCTGCGCGGCGAGCCGAGCAGCGATCTCCTCTCGCCCCATCTCGAGCGAGACGTACAGGACCGGACGGTGTTCGGCGAGGGCCTTCGCGATCTGGAGAGCGACGATCGTCTTGCCGTTTCCGGTGTCGGCGGCGACGACGTACATGCCCCCGTCACGGAATCCGTAGATCAGCTGGTTGAGGTCGTACCAGGGTGTCGGCGTGTAGGAGGGCTTCTCGCTGAGACCGCCGAGGAAGTCGAGGTACCAGTCACCGATCGCCGAGACTCCCTGCGATGTCTTCGCGTCGATCTGGTCGAACGTCTCCCGGACGAGCTCGATCACCTCATCCGATGGGACGGATGCGTCCTGCGCGATCGCTGAGGCCCGTTCGACCGCGCTCACGATCCGCCGGCGCTTCGCCTGCGCCGACACGATCCCGGCCCAGTACGCGGCGTTCGCGGCCGTGGGGACACCGGAGGTGAGGTCGTGGAGGTAGGCGGTGTCGAGTCTCCCGATTAGCGCGTCGGCCTTGATCAATTCGTCTGTGACCGCGACGACGTCTGTCGGTTCGTCCCGGTCGTGCAGGCGTCGGATGGCGGCGTAGATCGTCTCGTGCATGGCCGACGCCATGTCGGCGGGTTCGAGGATCTCCGCGACCTCGTCACAGGCGGTCGGGGACATCATCACCGCCCCGAGGACATATCGTTCCGCGTCGGTCATGACTCGATCTCTCTCAACTCGCCTGCGAGACGCTGCTCCGTGATGTTCCCCGCCCATGAGGCGCTGTGGAGGGGTGGGAGCGCCGAGATGATGTCGGCGGGCATGATCCCGCGTGTCTCGGTCGCGTAGTGCTGAATGACCGCGTCACGCGCGTCCTGCAGGGCTACGTCGGAGAGCACCTCGGCCCACGCGATCGCCATCTCTGCCTGCTCTTCGGGCTCGCGACGGAACCGCCCGTCGATGAGCGCGATCTTCGTCAGCAGCACGTTCGCCTCTCGCTCGTTCATCGCGTCACCTTCCCTTGTGCCCGCGTCTCTGCGTGGTGCTCGCGGTCGTAGTGCAGATGGCACCCCTGGCACATCGCCCGCAGATTCTCGGGTCGACAGTCCTCAGGGGTGTGATTCAGGTGCGCGGTCGTGAGGATGACCTTCGAGCCCGTGCCGTACGCGGGCAGCAAGTGGAGGTTCGGGCAACGGCCCTCATGGGTACCGCGGCCGCACTCCCCCTCGCACTCACATCGGAACCCGGCGCGGTGCTTGATCTGCGCGCTGATCAGATCCCAGTCATCGGGGTAGCGGTCCCGCTCCTCGGGGCGTATCGGGCTCATGTGTCGGGCCCCCATTCCAGGAGGTCGAGGAGGTCTGCCTCGACGGGAGGTGCGAGCTCGACGATCTCAAACGTGAGCGGGCGGTTCGGGTCCCCGAAGAACGGGAAGCAGCGGTCGTCGGAGCGGCGCGGGTTCCTCAATGTGTACGAGGTCCCGAGGAGTGGCGGGAGGTCGGCGTTGCCCATCCGTCGGGCGAACTCGTGGTGGTCGCGATCGGGCCAAATGGATTCGACCGTGTAGACCTCGCTGACGAGCACGTGGCCCCGCCAGGGCATCGCGTATCGGACAAGGTCGCCGAGCGCTGGTTCGACGCGGTGCGCCTCGTGGCGGTGTGTCTGGATCGCGAGTGCGCACGCGCCTCGGTGTCGCTCGTCGTCGTCGCGCCAGTCGAGGTCGAGCGGGCCCATCCACTCGTCGAGCATCTCGCCGCAGTCGACGCACACGGGCGCGAGCGGGCTGAACCCCTGCCAGCCGGTCATGCGGCTTGCCTCTCGGGTGCGCGCGTCTTGTGACAGATCGTGCAGCTTTCGACGGCGCCCACCGGGATCCAGTCGTGATCGTGCTCGTGGACGCCGGCGACGGGGAGCGCCTGTCGCCACCATCCCGAGTCCGCGCGTCCGCAGGCTGGGCATCCGCCGAGGCTCGATCGGTAGACGTCCACGAGCCACACGACGAGCGCTCCGCACCATGCGCACTGGTCCGCTACCTGATGGCCGGCGCGCATCGCGGCGGTCGGTTCTATCCGCAGGCCGAAGTCCTCGAGGTCGAAGAGCGCGTCGCTCATGTCGCCCTCCCGACGGCGAGGAGCCTCTCGGCCTTCGTTGCCTCGATATGCGCCGGAAACTCGCCCTTCCGGTCTCCAGACCGCCCGTAGAGCAGGGTCTTGAGCCCCGACACCGACACCTGGGCTTCGCCAGCTATCCAGAGGACACTGCGGCCTCTGTCGAGGAGGGCTCGCACGTGCTGCCGGACAGGCTCAGCGGGGACACGCGCTGGCTGCTCCGGTGTCCCCGCCTCCCGCCGGCGGCGACGTTCCTCTGCGAGCATCGCGTCGGTGCAGGAGGTCTCAGCGGTGCATGCCTTCCGGCCTCGGCATCCGAGCTGGTAGCCGTACGGGGTGCCGTGGTGCTCGGCCGGGATGCCCTCGGCTCGGCGGGTCCGGGCGTACTCGCGGTAGTAGACACGTGACGCCTCGACGCACTCGAGGCGCCGGCACCCGCGAGCGTGGCACGCGTTCGTGCCGTGCGGCTGCAGCTTCCGCGTGCTGGGCTTCCGGGGCCCGTCGTTCGGTGGCAGGCCGAGGTCTCGACGCAGCCGCGCCGCCTCACTCTTCGACAACCCCACACGCTCGCTGATCTCGCGATCGTTCAGCCCCTCAGCGTGCGCTGCGGCCACTTCGGGGCGACGGTCCCGGCGAGGCCGGTACACGCGCTCACGAGGCGCACGCGGCTTCCGGTGCGGTGCGAGGCCGAGGTCCCGACGCAGGTTCCCGACCGAGCTGGTCTTCATGCCCAACTCGTCGGCGATCTCCTCGTCGCGAAGGCCGCGCTCGTGAAGCCGGGCGACGTCTTCGCGACGGTTCGCGCGAGGCGTGTGCGCTCGCTCGACTCGCGACACGGGCTCGCGCTGCACACGCGGCAGACCGAGACCGCGGCGGAGCCTGCTGATGCTGGAGTGGGTGAGACCGACGACCGCGCCGATCTCCCGGTCGATCATCCCCTCGGCATGCATCCGGCGGATCTCGGGACCGAGCTTCTCGAGGACGCTCGGACGAGGTTCGCTCGGGGGCTTCGGTGCCTTCTTCGGTCGACTGGCCTCCCGCTCGGCGAGGCGCTGCGCTCGGGCTGCGTCGCGGTCGCGCTGGGCGGCGGCCTCCCGTTCAGCGTCGTCGGCCGCGGCGATCTCGGCCGGGGTCATCCCGGCGTCGATGCGCTTCCGGAACGAGAAGTCGCCCTGGTAGCGGCGGTAGACGTCGCGGCAAGCGATAGCTGCGCCGCACTGTGATCCGTGGCATCCGGCGCGGTAGCCATCGACGGTCCCGTGTGGGAACTCGGGTGCGTAGAGGTCAAGCGTGCGGCTCATGCGATCGCCTCCAGGATGCGAGCGGCCGTCGCGTCGTCGAGTCGGCGGAGGCCGAGCGCACCGCGGTACGGGATCGGCTCGGCTAGCGGCCGGGCATTGGCGAGCACCAGGTGGTGTGTGCCGACCTCACCCCAGTCCGAGCAGAGTCCGAGCGAGTCACCGCACCGATCTGACGTCTCGTGGTGCGCGTCGACGAGATCGACCACGCCGATGATGTTCCCGAACCAGCCGCGCCACGGCGGGATGCCTTCCCTCAGCCGAGCCGACGCGCGCCGGAACGCCCAGTGCAGCGGGCCGTGATCGCGGTCAGACACCTTGATGGCTTCGAGGTCAAGCGACAAGCCTGCATGGATCGCGACGGGACCGCGGTAGTCGCCGGCGATGTTGCGTACCCGGTTCTCGACGTCTTTCTGACCGTGAATGATGGCCCAGGCCCAGGGCTGCCGAACGGTGAGGATCCTCATGCCACCACCTCGACTCCGATCTCGTCCAACTCGCGGAGCAGCCGAGGAACGATAATGCGATGAATCTCCCAGTCCGACCACGGACGGCGGTCAGGTGCCGCCTGTCCGGTCCGCTCGAGCATCTCTCGCTGCTCACGGAACGAGTACGGCTCGAAAGTGCTCATCTCGGCGATGATCCGGTCCGCCTGATCGGACGCTTCCTGCTGCACCCGAGCGCACATCTCATCGAGACGCTCGTGATGCCACGACAGCCCCGCGCTCATGCCGACACCGCCAGACGCTCAGCCTCACGCGCAGCGAGAATCTCATCCGCCGACCGCCCACGATCCACCGTCGACATACGACCCACCCGCGGCTGCGGAGGAACTTCAGTCCACCGCTCCTGATTCAGCCACGTCGCCAACCCCGGCACATACTGCTGCTCAGCCTGCGGCCACGACCTCCAAACCCCTGTGAACGCCTCCACCGCCGACACGATCACGCCGACATTCCCCACCCCGCCGACAGCCCTCACCGCAGTTCGGAACGACGACCCCGACTTCTTCCGCGTCCCCCTCCGATGCGAAGGCCACGCCGCCCACACCCGCTCGAACGCCGCATCCACCGCGCTCAGCGAAGCGGGCTCCACTACGTCTAGTACGTCACTACGTCTATAAGAGGGGTGACCGCTCACGGTTGAGCGCTCTGACCGCTCAAATCCGTCCACATGACCGCTCAAATCAGACCGCTCAGATTGAGCGGTCATCACGATTCGGTACTCGTTCTCTGTCCGCTGCGACTCCCGCGAGATCTCCAACAGCCCCGCCTCAGCGAGCTCCCCCGTCACGCGGCGGAACGTCGCCACCGACATCCGTGCCTTCTTCGCGAGTTCGTCCTGCGTCCGCTTCTTGCCCCGCGCGTACACCACATGCCCGTCGTCGTCCGAGATGTCAGCCAACGCCAGCAACGCCATCGCCGAGTTCCCCCGCAGATGCTGCGTAGCCGGGTCATGCCACACCCAGTTCGTGACCTTGACGCTCACTGCGTCCTCCAATCCGCGTACGGGTCCGACTGATCCGCCGGCGCCCACCCGCCCTCGTCATCGAGCAGCACACGCCCGTGCACCGCATGTTCGATCGGCGTCGTCGCCGGATTCTGAAACTTCGAGATCTTGATGCCCCGACGCACCGCCTCACGCTGCATCTCCGCATCCGCCTCGATCTGCCCATTGATGAGCGACTCCAGCCACACGACAGCCGACGGCCGGTGCTTCAACGGAGACCCGCCCATCCCGCCCAGACGGTGCTGGGGGACCAACGTGTCCCCCTCGTTCCCCGTCCACGCCGACCGGTGCCCGTCGCGGGCGTCGAGCATCCGCAGCGTCGCCTGAGGTGTCTGGTCGCTCATCCGATCGGCTCCATCTCGAACAGATCGCCGACCTTCCCAGCGACCTTCTTGCACCCCGGACACCACGCCTTCCACCCGCCGTCGTTCACCGCCGACAGCACCTCCTTCATGTGCTCAGCGCAGTGCACCCGGATCTCGTCACAGTTCCGGCACCGAAGTGAGAACCGTGCGGGCTGCCGACACGACAGACCCTCAGTCGGCTTCGTGTCGCACCGCACCGTCCCGTCGAAGTCGAGGAGCTCGAGCGTCCGCTTCTGTTGCGCGTTCACAGCGGCCTCCCCCAGTGGTCCTCCGCCGCTTGCGCGACATCCGTCACGGACGGGTTCTCACCCAGCTGCTTGTCCAGATCACCGCGCGAGCACGTCACATGGATCCGCCCGTCGGCGTCGGCAGTCACCGTGACCCGGTGCGCCTTCTGCTCATGCCGGAGCATCACGCACCCCCGCCGTAGCCCTGCGCCGACGCCTGATCGCCCGCACGCTTGTCCGCCCGGTCCGTCCGGTGATTGTCGAGATCCGCCTTCAACGTGTCGAGGAACTTCCGCATGCTGCGCTCACGCTGCTCGGCGAGCAAATACTCGAGCTTCAGCCGGTACGCCTCATCTTCGGATTCCGCGATCGCCTCTGCCTTGGCGACCGACATCTTCGGCTCGGCGAGCAGCCTCGTCTTGGTCTTCGCCAGATGGTGCTCATAGTCTGTCTTCGCCGTGGCGAACACCCGCCCGGCAGCTTCGTGCTCCCAGTTGAAGTCGTACTGCAGCGCCACGATCCGCTGTCCGCGGGTCGCGCTGGGGCCGAGGCGTCGGAGTGTCTCCACGACCTTCGCGTGCAGCGGCACCGTGAGGTCTGGCGCGTCCATCCCGATGTCACGAAGCACGGACAGCAGCGCCGGAGGAATCTGCTCGGTCAAAGCGCGGCACCCTTCGCGCGAGCGGCTTCGGCCATCATCCGCGTCTCGGAATCGAGAAGCGCCAGTGCGGATGAGTAGCCGAGCGGAGTGACCATAGCCATGAGTCGGGCCACCCGCGCGTTGTCTTCCGCGTCCTGTGCTTCTGTCAGTGAGTCGATGGCGTCGGCAGCAGCTTCGAGGAGATACAGCGCCTCGCCGTCGACATGCGCGATGACCGACCGCGACCGCTTCCGCAGCGCCGCCACCAGAGACTCCCGCGACACGCTCACAGCAGACCCGCCTCTCGCAGCTTCGCCTCAGCGAGCGACACCCGCTGGAACGTGGCAGCGTCCCCACCCGCGTCGGGATGCGTCACACGCTGCGCGCGCCTCAGCCAGACCGACGGGTGCTTGACGCTCTCGCCCGGGTATCCCTCCTCGCTCGCAACGCTCCACAGGAACCGCAGCGCCTCATCCGCCGTAGCGAACCCCGCCGGCGCTGCTGTCGCTTCGAGGGCGAGGAAGCCGCGGTACTGCTCGCCGCGGGCAGTGACGCCGTAGCGGTCGACCTTTCGGAGCGCTTCGAGGGCGAGGGCGATCGCGCGGAGGTTGTCCTGCCACCGGTCGAACGTGTCGCACGGGTAGGAGAGCGGGCCGTGCTTCGAGTCGAAGCTGAGCACGATCCCTGGATGCGCTGCCACGCGACCCGCCCGTGGGAGTCCGTCGCGGCGGAAGTCCTCCGGGCGGAGCGCGATCAGCAGCGTCGGGTTCTCGGCGCCGAGTTCGCGTAGCTCGCGGGTGAGGAGCGCCAGGGTCGCGGAGTGCGACGACGCGAACTGCGACCGGCGCCGACGGGCGGTCATCGTCCCCGGCCACTCCCGCATTGGGGCGACCACGAAGCCGTGCGGCCAGTCGCTCATAGCCCTGTCCCTTCCCTGATCCGACGACGCAACGCATTCCGACGTTGCGCGCGCTCGATGGCCCCCGGCGTCTTCGCTCGGGACAGGTCGTCGATGTCCAACGCCGATCCCGGGAGAGCAAGAATCGCGATCTCGTTCGCGACCCGCTGCTCCTGGACCAGCGCGAGCGTCGCGTGAGCCTGAGCGAGAGCGATCAGCTGCGGATTCGTCAGCCCCGCGCGGCCCTCGTGCACCTGGACCTGACGAAGAGCCGTCTCCGCGAGATCCACATTCGATTCCGTGCTCATGCCGCGACTCCGATCGGTGACCCGGCGGCGATGTAGCAGCCGGTGCAGTAGAAGTGCCCGTTCGCCGGGTTGTAGGTGCCCTCCTCGTGCCGGACAGCCTCAGCCGGAGACGAGTAGCCCTCGTCGACCGCGAGACGTCGGTACTCCTCCATAGACGCAGGGCCTCGCCCGCACCCGACACACTTCGGCGACGGCGGCATGCCGTCCTTCCGCACCCACGGGAGCCGGACCGCGGTGAAACCGCGCTGTTCGCTGGCACGCACGTAGCCGGTCTCGAGGAGGCCGAAGGCGGCCATCAGGTGGATGAGTGCGAGGTACTGGCCCCACTCCATCTCCCGGTCGATGTAGAGGTGGAAGTGGCCCTCGGTCGAAGACGGGATCAGCTTCGCCGGGAAGTCGATATCCAGGACGACCTTGTGCTTGCCGGATGCCGCGAGCGACGTGATCACATGCGCCTGGTCAAGATCGTCCGTCTCGCGGAGACTGGACGAAGCGTCGTAGTCTTCCCAGTCCTCCACGACCCGGAGCATCTGCCCCGGCATCGGCGACGTGCGCTCGCTCATGAGCCGTCCGCCTCACTGTTCGGGATGGTCGCTGTCGCCCACTCCGTCACCGGCTCCCCGCCGGTCCCTGACGACGCGGTCGACCACGCATCCTCCGCAGGCGCAGCCGCCTCGTCCTTCTTCGCCGCAGGAGCACGCTCTGGCAGACCCTCACGGATCATCCAGAGCCGACGACCCAGCGGAATGAACTCCGGCTCACCGTCCTGACCCGCCAGCGGATTCCGGACCGCGACGTTCAAGTCACCAGCGGCCTCCGCCTGCTGATACACCGGCCGCAACTGTGCACGAGACCGCGCCTCCCCAGCCTGCACAAGCCAGTCCTGCTGCGGCGCCCGCATCTCCAACACCGGACCCTCCGGCGCAGGAGGGGCGGCCGCAGGTCGGACAGCGTCCTGCGCGGATTCCCGCGTGGGACCGCTCGGAGAATGCACACCTGCTGGGCCTTGTGCGTCCGGCTCCCGGCCCGACTCATCCACCCGCACCGTCGCATGCACCCGATCCGACGTACCCTCAGTCAGCCCCAGACGACCCCACAAGCTCGACACCGTGAAGTCCGGATACAGCTTCGGCTTGTCCAGCTGCACCCGCGCCGACTTCACCTTCGTGATCCGGTAATGCCCCCGCTCATGCATCTCGATAATCGCCGCCGCATCGAACACCAACGACTTGTGCGCCTGGACCTTCCAGTCCTTCTCCTTCGTCGGCTGACCGTTCTCCATCACCGTCACCGAATCCAGACGCGCCGTGATGATCACCGGCCCCTGGTGATCCCGGAGCGCGTTCATCACCTTTGCCCAGCGCGCGGCCGCCAGGTTCCACAGGTCCGGGCTGATCGTGTAGTCGCCGTTCGAGTTCTTCTTCCCGTTCGCGCGACGGTTCGCGATCGCCTGCATATCGTCACCGATGAGGTTCCACAGCCGAGTCGAAGAGTCCAGGATGATCAGCGTCGGGATCTCACCCGCGGGCTCCGCCACGGCGTCGAGCACCGCCTGCAGGATCCCCGGGTAGCTTCCGTCGTGCTCGACGATCTCGAAGTCCGCACCAGGGATCAGCGCGTACTCGTCCGGGTCGTCCTCGCCGATCCCGATGTACAGGGTTCGTCCGACCAACGGTGACGCCGAAGCCTCTACCGCCGCCCACGACTTCCCCGCACCCTCACGGCCTGAGAGCAGCAGGATCGGCCACGACGGGAGCCCCGTCGGCCGCCTCGTCTGCAGAGTCATCGCGAGACCTTCCGGAATCGCTCACGCAGCGTCTTCGCCTTGATGCGACGCGTGTTGCCCACCGTCTCCGGATTGAGCTCAGCGACCTCCACCACGTACTTCGCGGGACGCGACAGCGTCGGGGCCTCAATGATCCGAACCACCCGGTTCCCCTGCCGCTCGTCCAAGTCCTCCCAGCGGGAACCGACCGTGATCTTCGTCGGGTCGATGTCGTTCATGATGCTTCTCCTTCGGTCTTCCGGCCGCGCGCCGGTGTGATGCGCAGCGTGGGCTTCGCGGCCGCCGCCGTCTCGACGAACTCCGCATACATCTGTGGGTGGGCGTCCTTGAACGCCGACTGCTGGAACGTCTTCCTCGGCGCCGGCGTCGAGTACGACAACGACCCCTCCGGAATCCGCAGCGACGAGAGCCCGCTCGACGCGCAGTACGCCTCGAGCGCCTCACGCGCAGCGTCGGCAGACTGCTTCGACGACAGCGCATCCTCCAAGAGCGACACCGCCACCGGGTCCACCCCGTTCTCACGCACGTCGTCCATCGCCGCGAGGAACGCGTCCGCGGTCGCCACGAGCCCCGCGATCAGCGCGTCATCCCACTCGATCCAGTACGACCGGACCTCACCGGGCTCGAACCCGTCCGACGTCCGCACGCACTCCTCGATCACCAGACGACACCGACGCGCGCCGAGCACGTACATCACCCACAGGCACTGGTACCGGTAGCCGGTCGCCCGGAACTCGGGACTGTCGTCCGCCTCCGTCTTGCCCGGTGCGATGCCGTGCTCGTCGGTCTTGATCTCCGACACTTCGAGGTTCTCGTCGAAGTCGACACGGATGCCGTCCGGCGACGCGAGATGCCGTGAGTTCTCGGCGTGGTGGAAGACACGCGACTCCGGCGCGAACCCCTCCCCGCGCAGCCGCCCCGCGATGATCGGCTCCCGGTCCTTCCCGTATCGAATCCGCGGGATGAACCCACCCAGGTCACGCTCCGCCTCCTGCTCGAGCTTCACCGCGATCAGCTTCGCCGTCGACTTCGCCCGAATGAACAGGTCACGCACCTCGGTCGCCGTGACACCCTCACGCCGCTCGGCAAGCCACGCGGCACGGTCTGTGTCCGCGGCGCCCGCCCGCGCCTCCAGATCGACGAGGATCTGCGGCATGTACGTCGCGGCGCTCATCCGGACACCGCCAGGGACTCACGGAGCGCAGTCACCCATTCGTTCTGCGAACGAACGCGGGCGTACTCCTCGGAAAGCGCCGTCGTCGCGTAGTCGAGGTTCTTCATCAGCCGAGCCATGACGCGCGCCTTGTACTCCGCGGCGCTGACCCGAGAAGGGACGTCGGTGAACCAAGGATTCGAGACGGGCCACCCACCACAGTCGAACTTCAGCGACTCGGTCAGCTGATCGATCATGAACCTCTTCAGACCGAAGTGCTCATCCGTCGGCGGTGTCCACCTCTCGACCGCCCTGAGCATCGACACGTACCGGTGGCGTATCGCCGCGGTTTCGATGATCTCCTTCTCGCGCGCGGCGGCCGCGTCGTGGATCTCCTTCTCCTGGAGCGCCAGCCACTCGTCGTGATTCCGCGACTCAGCATCGAGCACCTCAGCCCGCGCCTTGTCGACACGCTCCTGGTAGTAGCCCTCTACTTCTCGCAGCTTGATCTCGACGTCAATGCTCTCGTCGCGCTGCATGACCGCCGCGCCCATAGCCCGAGAGCAACGGAGCGCGAACTGGTCGAAGGTGATGTCCTGCCCATCGTGCAGGGGTGCCGTGTATCCGGTAGGCATCACAGCACCCCGGCATCCGCATTGGCCGCAGCCTGAGCATCCCGCTCCGACTTCGGGATATAGCCCACCGACTGCACCGTGTACCGGAGCAGCAGATCCTCCTCACGGACCAGCACCCGCTCCCCCGTGTCCAACCACTTCACCGGGATCCACCCGTCACGCGCCGGCCCATACGTCCGCCCATGCCGACGCCCCTTGGCATCCGCGACATTCAGGTGCTCCCGCTTCGACAGCTGCGAGAACCGCGACTCACGCTTCGGCGCCTCAGCGTTCATCGCCTCGATGAGACGCGCAGCGCCCGCCGCCATGTACGACAGCTGCTCCATGAGGTGAGCCGCGACCGCGAAGTTCAGGGCGATCGCATCGGTCGAAGCTGTCAACCGCACGTGGAAGTTCCCCGCCCTCACTTCCGCCGACCCTTCGAGATGGGCGTCGGCTCAGCCGGAGGAGACTCCGCGTCCGCATCCGACGAAGACTGCACCCGCTCCTCGTCGCCGATGTCGAGCGTCTGCGCTCCGGTCTTCCGACCCGTGCGCTCCGACTTGAACGCGCCCATGAGCTCGAGCACGTGCTCGCGGTGTTCGTCAGGCACCGCCTCGATGTCGTCGATCACGACGACCGCGACGTTCCCCTTCCGACGCACATCATCAGTCCCGAGCAACGCGATCACCGGAATCGTCTTGCCCCGTCCGAAGTTGTCACGCGCTTCCGCCTCCGACTCGGTCACGCCGTCCGCGTCGTCCTTCGGCAGTTTTCCCAGAAGTTTCATCAGCCCTTCACTCCCATCAGTTCCGGCCACCGCACAGCACGGACGGCCTCGTTCCTTTTCCGCTCGAGCGCGGCATCCGCCGACACATCGACCGGGTGGCCCAACCAGCGATGCCCCATCGCCGCGAGCGCGGCCGCATCGGCGGCGTTGTGGTTTGTGATCCCGGGTGCCCACTGGCGAACCGCCGCGACCACCTGTGCCTTCGACGCGTCCCCGTCCCCGGCCGCGTACTTCGCACGCGTCTTAGGTGCGGCGCTCACGACTACGTCGCCACGGCGCACGAGGTAACGGACGACCGCCCACCAGATCCCGGCCCGCTCATGCGGGTTCCCGAATCTCGACCTGTGCGACGGCGCCTCCACGACGACCAGCCCGTCAGGTTCGACCAGCGCGATCGCCTCGTGGATCACTGGTGTCTGCCGCTCCACCCATTCGATGAGCGTCGGCTCGTACCCCTTCGGGAACGCCACCGACTCGATGACTCGCTGCGACACCTGCACCCGTGAACCCGAGTGCCGCACCGACGCGACCCCAGACCCCGCGAGGGACAGATCCAGCCCCGTCACCACGGTGCTCATGACGCCACAACCAGAGCAGCGACGAACAGGATCAGTGCGACGACACCGGCCACTTCCGACACGCGCTGCCACACCGTCGACACCGGAGCGTCCTCAACGGTGAGAGCCTCCTGCCGGATCGCGACGGCCACTCGTGCAGACACGGGCGGTGGGGCCTCGACGGCGCTCATGCCCGCATTTCCAGAAGGTCGATCGCGGACAGCAGCTGCTCGGGTGCCTCGGCCTCCAGCCCCGCCTCGAACCGCTTCGCCATGCCCCGCAGAAGCTCGACCGCCGACGGCACCCGCCCGATGAACTCGACACCGGCGACCACCTCCGGGTGTCGGCGCCGCTGGAACTCGCGTTCCTCGTCATCCGCGGCGGTGATGAAGTACACCAGCCGGTTGAATGCGCGCCCCTGGTCCTGACCCAGGCGATGGTCGCCCTGATACCAGAGCAGACCCTGGACCGTCTTCTGGGACAACTGGACGCGACGTGACGGGGCGTCAGGTGCGGACTGGACGCGTTGAGCGTCGGGAGTGTGTGCCATGAGGATGTGCCATTCGTAGGAGGAGAGACAGCTACTGGGATGTCAGGGCCGGTTGCGACCGGAGTGGGCATCGAGGGAGACCGGAGGACCGACATCCCGTCGACGGTGCGCCGTGAGCGCTTCGTGCCGACGTCGCGTGCCATGCAGGAGCACATCCGTCCGCGCCGACTTCTCGTCCATCCGCCTCTGCATCTGCGCAGCGACCGGGAGGACAACGAGCGCACTCACCACGGCGCCGAGAACGATGAGGGCGAGGAGTATCCCCGCGGCAACGGCGCTCATCGGCGGCCCTCCGCGATCAGGTCAGCGGCCACCATCGCCCCGCCGATGACAGCCACAGCGAGCCACCCCGCCTGTTGCGTGCCTGCTGCGAGCGTGAGCCCGACGAGCAGGAGCATGAGCCCGAGACCGGCGTTCACCGCCCGGAGCGTGCCGCGCATCACGACGCCACCGCCGAGACGATCTCGTCCGACGCGAATGCGACGAGCTCCGCGACGTCAGGGAAGAACCGGGACGGCGCGACGCGGAACACGGCCGCGAGCATCAGAAGCTCTGCACCGGTCCACGGGATCGTGCCGTTCATCCGTGCGCTCACCGAGGTCCGGGACATGTCCAGGAGACGGGCGATCCGGTCGTGCGTGTAGCGTTTCTCGACGGCGATACCACGCACGCGGTCCGCAATCTCGATCGTAGCGTTCTGCATGCCGTACAGCGTGAACGGAATTCCGAACGAAAGCAAGTACCTTCATTGATCGGCGTGTTCGATTGTGAACATTGCGTAAAGGATGTTGCACATATCGGCCGGAATCCCATACGCTTAAGCCATGACGGATGGAACGAACATCACGAGCCTTCGACCCGAGGGAGAAGACCTTCGCGTCGCTCGGGCGAAGCACATGCACGGGCTAATCACCGACGAGCGCTGGTCCATCAGCAAGGCTGCGCTGCGCCTCGGGATGAACAAGAGCGTCCTCGCGTCACGGATGAACGGGAACACCGCGTTCCTCGCGGACGAGATCGAGATGATCGCGCGAGTACTTCTCAAGCGCGACCCCGTCGAGGTCTACGCGGAGTATCTGTCGGTGGGCCCTGCCGGGATCGAACCGACGACATCCACGGTGTAA